GCCGCGACTCGGGCCGCGTGTTCGATCTCGTAGCGGCAGTCGCAGTCGCAGCAGAACGTCCAACACCACACACCAGAGGCAACAGGGCCATCGTGCAAATCGCATTCATACCCGCACTTCGGACACTTCGTCGTCTCGCTCATGGGCGGGGGATCCTTATTGCCTCGCGCAGCACTTCCGCGAGAATCTTCCGTGGATCTTCCTGCCTCCGGTCGAACATACCTAACGAGATGAGCAGGTTCATCAGCAGAAATAGTGCAGCGGCGACGTAGCACACGATCTGGAATTTGCTCATTCGATCACCCCCGAGGCGACGCTTCTTCGGGTAGCAAGCGTCTATGTGATCGTGCCCTATGTCCCACATCTGACACGCGGTAGGCTTACTTGCTCGCGGCATTGTCGGCCTCCTTCTCGTTTATCGTTCGGTAGATACCAACCACTAGACCGATCAGGAACCCAACGCCCCCACCCATAAGGAAGTAGCCGAGGTTTTCTACCGCATCACTTTCCATCGCCATCCCCCTTGAGCGCGGCGCGAAGGTCGCGGACAGCATTAATAGTTTCCGATCCGATATCCCAGTCGTGTGTTGCCAGCACCGCCGCCGCCTGCAACTCCCCCGCCTCGCGCACGGCCTTGACCATCGCCCCCATCCCCACTACCTGCGCGTTGACGACACTACGAAGTCGCTCTTCCAACAGACGCATCTGCTCCGTCTGCCGGTCGAGCGCGGAGACGATGCACTCGGTATCACAGGCCGCGCCGCTGGTATGCAACAGATCCTTGCACGCCATCACTCACCCCCCTCATCTTCCTCATTCACTGTAGCCGGGCACCTCGGGCACCCCTCCCCACAATCCTCACAGTACATCTCATCACACCTCCTACACCACCTCGCCGCCCCGTGCCAATTAGGGCAGTCCCACTCATCCGGCTCCCTATTCTCATACTCCGACTGCGCCCGCTCAAATCCCATATCATAAGTCATCTCTCTAATCTCCTATTGCACCATCTACACTTTCCGTTGGGTCCGTCACCCACTGAGAAGTGAACTCCGCACCAGCCCATATTGAACTGTTGTCGCACTGGAGGCAGAATAGTCGCAACTGTATTGGTATCTTTGGTACTATCTGCATAGTATCCAACTTCCAGTGCCCGCACCCCGCCCTGTAATCCACGAACGTCCACCATCCACCCTCCTTGAACATCATAGTTGCTCCAAAAGTTGCACCCTACACCAATCTCCGTAGCTAGTGGCAGGGATCGAATCTGCATCTCCCACTTGTACAGTGATTGCTCTACCAATTAAGCTACACTAGTCCAACCTACGGATGGTAATGGTAACGGATCTCCCATAACCAACCCCAGTGGTGGTGTGGCTGGCCGTATCACAGCCCTTTGGACTCACCACCCCAATCCGTGGGGTCTTGCAAGCACTAGTTAGTAATCGGGGCGAAGTCCCACTGCTGGTAACTCTTCCCCGTGAGCACCTTCTTCCCACTCTCGTCCTTCTTGGCCCCAGCCCTGTGAGTCGAGGTCGCGAGTGCCTCCACCCCCACGATCACAGCCCCAGCAGCTTTGGGAGCGAACCCAGCCGCAACATCCACCCCGAATGCGGCGAACATCTTGGTCATGGCCTCCCGATCCATCCTCTGCATGGTCTTCTGCGGTTCCGTGGGCTGTTCCCACCGCCGGAACGTAATCACCACCGGCCTCCACCCACCCTCGGGGGCCTCGGTCGGCGCTGACGAGATCAGAGCAGTCAACTTATACCCCCCCTGACCCTCCTCAAACGGGAGAGCCTCAAACCCGGTGGCCTTCACCACGTACTGACCAATCGGGAAGAGATTCCCCTCCAGCAGCTTCTTTGCTTCTTCGGGAGTGATAAAGTCATCATCCCCGGGTTCCATCTGTGTTGCTGCAACCAGTTCTTCACTCACTACTTACCTCCAGTCGTAACTGTAGTCCCACTAATCGCAGGAGCACCATTGCCACCACGAATGCGGTCCATTGCCTTGAACATCGTATCCCACACCGCTTCCCCCTTAGCCACGATCTTCCTCTCAAACGAGTCCGCAGTATCCGTGGCCTCCCTAACTACCCCAATCTCCACTCCCGTTGGGGGAAACGCCCTATACCTATCCTTCGCCTGCCACACCCCACTATTCTCCACTTGCAGTATCCTCCGGGGCTGCTCCCCGGCCTTCATCAATCGTGCCTCGATCCTGAACAACTCCTGCATGATCTTGGGCGCTTCTCTCGTCAAAGCACTCCCAATAATCAGTGGCCCGCCCATCACCTCCGTTGTCCCATTGGGGTGCTCAATCTCAATGATCTTCTGATGCGACAGCCACAACACAAACTTCCCCGCCCTGAGCAGTGTAGCGTGAGCGGCGAACCACTCCTTGAACCAACTCTGAGCCATGAGATAGTCCGTCTGACTCGGCCCCATGAGTGTATTCCCCCCACGAGTGCGGAAATTCATCCTGCTCACTTCCTTGGTCGGATCACTCTTATAGTTCTTCTTCGTAACGCTCTGGAGAATGAGGTCCCCCAGTGAACTAATCGTGCTGATAACCAGTCCACTATACGCAGCTGAGTCCGCACACTTAAGAATATCGTAGCTCTCATCGATGATATCCCCATCCCCGGGCTGCCACAGATCCTTCTCCACCCATCCGGGGATACTGGTCTCCCCATTCTCACAATCCGCATACAGCACCGGCTTTCCCGTGCGCTTGAACAGTGCCCGTGCGAATCCCGCTCCCAAGCAGGCATCCTTGCCCATTCCCGCATCCGCACTCACACCATAAATCGCCCCACTCTGTGTATCACTCCGTTTAATTATCGGCACTCACACCTCCCGCTCTCATCATATTGCAGTCCACAGACCAAACAATCGGGGAAGTCGAACTCATCTTCCTCCTCCTCGTGCCACTGTGGGAGATCATCCAACAACCACATCATCAACACTCCCACTCCTACTGCCATCATCACCATTCCCACTGCGAAGCAGATCAACATAGTCATCCTTCCTCGTTTCCCACTCAAACGTCTCAACCGGCAACCCCCGACACAACTGGAGGAACGCACAAACCCTATTATAATCCATGCACGAGTTGGGATTCTGTGTCCTCACTGGCTGCTCCATCCTTGCCGCGAGCACCAGAAAGTCCTGCTTGAACCTCTCGACCAACTCCTTCCCAATCACAACCCGATGTCTGTAGAAAACAGGATTCTCTCCATCCCGCCACTTACTCTTCCTGTTATCAAAGGGCACCTTCCGCAGTATGTTGATTATGGAACCCCTGATTGGGAGTCCATTGAGTTGCCCCAGCAGTGCATAAGCCCGCTCGTGCCAACTGAGCATGAAGCGTTGACAATAATTAACAGTGCCAACAGTATTCCCCACGGTCTTGTGCTGTACATGCCACAGCCCACCCATTGCCGTATCCTCAACAACCAAATCAAGCCGCCCCACCAACTGATGCCCCTCAATATCCGCTGATAAAGTGCGCTCCGCGCCCATCAACTTCCACTGCCCATCATCCCCATAGTGCTTCCAATACTCCTCCAACATCACCTTCCCATACCCCAACTGCTCAGGCGGCAACACGGGGCACTGCTCAAATGCCAACAGTGCCCTCTCTTGTGAGCCAGTGCTATAGAACTCCGCCAGCCCCGCATGGATAGCACTCCCAAAGTCCATGTTATCCGTGTCCTCGCGGGCTGGCCGCAGATTCAGTTCATACTTATATTGATATCGCTGTTCACACGATGCGAACTCATTGAGCCTGCTTACATTAGTGATCACTTCTTCCCCCTCTCATCGTGGCCCAACTTGAATCCAAACAGTAGAACCGCGAATGACCACACACACCCAATCACCACAATCCACACCCCAAGCCCAAATGTCATTGCCGCCCCCTGTAACTCCACCCGCTAACAAACCCAACGAAGTAGCCGATGGAGAAGCACAGTAGCCCAATGATTGCCGCCCCCAGTGCCACCTCAATCAGTGTCATTGCAGGTCCCTCGCTGTTCCCTTGTTGAACAGATAGCGGTATAAATCCGCCGCCTCCTCTTCCCCAAGCATCACCTCAGCCCCGTCATCGAACACAATCAGTGCCGAGTCCGGCCTACCCGATGTGTTGAACTTGATGAACCTCACGAACTCTAGATTAAGTGCCTCTCTCCGTGCCATTAGTACCAATCGCCCACTGCTCACTCAGTCCTCCGCTTTTTTGATCCCACTAATCTACCCCTTCTCCGGGGGGATGTCAACCACTTTCTCACCATCCCCTTCACTTTTCCCCTCGCCCCCTGCGGCGCCCCCTGCGTCCCCGAGTGGGATGGCGGTGGGAATGGGGGTGAAGAGCACGACCCTAAGCTCCATCAAGTCAATGAGATAGCCCACTTCCATCTCCCTAGCCTTGAGATATTCCCTCGCTGTTGCCAACCCATCCAGTGTATTCAGTTCGAACTCCCACCCACTGAGTAGGCTAGTCGTAACCGCCCGCTTGAGTCCGCTGATCATTGCTAGAATCCGCTCTTCACCCTCTTGCATCACTTCCTCCGCTTCCTTACTCCCCCACGACCGCGACCCACACTATTACGCCGATCCATAGTCGCTCGCTGTCCCGCAACCACCAATGTCCCAATCCTCCCACTCCACACGGCCAACTGCTGTCCCCTGAACACAATGTGCTCCATCCCACGTTCCCAGTGATACTTATTCGACTGCCAACATGCACTACAAATCCCATTCTCCCGAGTAGTCATCCTCGGCTTGCCATCTCTATAGAAGCACCCATAACCACAGGGGCGCTCCTTCTTCACCACTTTCTTACCTCGCATCTATCGTATCCCCCTTCCACTTTGCCTCTAGATTCCTCTCCAACTCGTTGGCAATCACGTTGAACGAACAGCCACGATCATTCATATCCGCGAGAGACCATACTAAGTCCAAGTTCAACCCCAACTCCCGTGTCAGATGCAACCCCGGTAGTATACGCTGATGCCATCTCCTCTTCGACACCCCCGCCACTTCACACAGTACCCCCAAGCAACAGTAATCAACCCCATCGGGTTGTTCTTCCCGTAGTGACCCCGTACCCTGTGTGAACTTCCCACTTCTCAGTGCCTTAATCCACTTTCTCTGTAACCTCTTATCCCTCAACACCCTTTTCTCACCACACATCCTGCGAAATATTCTCACTCGACTGTTCATCATACAATCCTCTCCACTTTCCAAACCTCGCACTGTCCCTTGACCGTCCTGACCATGAAACCATCCTTGATGCGTGGAACCACTCCAATCTTCCCACGCATTGAAAGGACCACCCCCATCGCCTCCGCAACTCCTGCGCCCACAGTAGTTTCCTTCCGTGGTCGCCTAACTTTCCTCTTCCCCACCACAATCTTCCCATTCCTCTTATTCCTACGCTGTATCTTAGCCCGCCCAGCCCTCGCCACAGCCGCACACTTCTTCAGCCGTCTCAAGTGCTTCTCACACACCTTCCTGTCCTCAACCACGGGATGCTGACCATCCCGAGGGCACATCCTACACTGTCCTGCAATTGGCTCAACCATCTTCCGCTCTCCATTCCATACCAATGCACCCTTATTAGTGCATTAGTTGTTCCATAGTAGTTATAGTAACAATAGTAGTAATAGTAGTAGTGGAAGGGGCGGGGATCGAACCCGCTACCATTCACCCCTGACCAGTAGGGTGTGGGAACTCGAATCCCATACCATACACCTCCCATAGTAACCTCTCCGAATCACTCCCCACCAAAAATGGGAGTAATCGGGAAAAGTTGGTAGCAGTTCCCACCCACCCCTGCTACCACGGGTGCTCTCTCCAACCCTTCAACGGCTTCCACTCCGGAGGGTCTTAGGTGGACTACTCTTTTATGGTATTAAACTCAATACACACTGTTTTGGGGATAGTTCTGTTGAATCCTTTTCTACCACACATTCCTCAACTCTTACAGAGAGGAGAGGATCATCAGTGAGATCAAGAGCATTCATGAAGCTCTCTATCACCACTGGTAGGTCTTGTGGAATCATCTGTAACTTCTCAATCAATTCCTTAACTGTCATTCCTCACTCTGCCTTTCCCCGCCCCCATTCCCGAAGTTCCAATAGTAGCGTTGGGGGAGCGGCTCATTAGTGCGCTTCGAGTGCAACCACATTGCCAACACATTGGAAGTGAGCGCTAGAGCATCCGTCAACAGTGCCCGCCTGCCACAAGTAGGCTCCGGTTCCATCTCCACTTCCAGTGTCTTGAGATAACCCTCGTGTGACAGAGGGGGGCTGAACAACACACTACCATATTCCAACCCCATTCGCAAATCCACCAACTCACCCTGATCCTTGAACACCTGTGTTGCAATCACTCGCCTTGACTCAACCGAGTCAGTGCAGACGAACACTGTCCCGAAGTCCAGCATATTAGTAAACTCATTAACAGCATTGTCGATTGAAACGAGAGTAGGGAATCCCATCTTCCTGATCCCCTTCCTCACCGACATGATCTTACTCTCCCCAATCTCAAGGGGGGAGTGCCATTGAGCGGGAATATTATGGCTCTCCACCACATCATTATCAAACACAGTGATATTAGTAAACCCCATCCTCACCAGCATCATTGTGAGCCAACTCCCCGTAGTCCCCACTCCCACTATCGCAACAGGCGATTCCCTCAACAGTGGTGGCACAAACTCCTGTTGCCTGCTGTAATCAATGACGATGGAAAGAGGGGCAAACTGCTGCCCCTCTCCCACTACCTCCACTCCCTCATCACTACTGATAAGGTTGCTAATCGACAAGGAAATCCCCTCCTATGGTGAACTCCCTATACTGCACCTCTTTCCCCTCCATCTCTCTCCTGATGAATGCACTCAGCGCATGTTGCTTCCTCAAGAGCCCACTCACTCTCTTGAATCCACCATTGAAGGTGAGTGAATTCCACTCCAACTCCCCTGCCCTTACCCTATACTCAACGTAGTCGGTAGGGAGATCAACCTCAATCTCCTCCCCTTCATACTCCTTGAGTGTAGCATCCGTCTGCCCCTCATCCATCTCACCTACGAAAGACAGGGTAGCACTCCGGAGGTCTTCCGCTTTTGACGGGCTTCCCTTTGCTTCGCCCACCACTTTCTCTTCTCGTTTCTTGTCAACCCTCTCGGTGCCTCCACTACCCCACCCTCCTTCCCCGGGAAAGTAAGTGACTGCCCCAGCATAGTGAGTAGCAGTCACCTCCTTACTGACGCGATCATTCCACGCCTGAACCTCACTCTTCGCCATCTGTTCCTCTGGACTCAGCACCTCTTCCACGGACTCAATGAGCACTGGAACCTTCTCCACCCTGACATAGAAGGGTTGGAACATAGTGAGTTCCCCATAAGCATCACCCTTGGCATTATGAGTAACCGCAACAGCCCAAGGCTTCTGCTCAAACCTCTCTCTCGTATTGCTGATATCCTGTCCACTCTGGAACGCCCCCATTGATGCATGGGAGTGTCCCCAGTAGTTCCACTCCATTGGATCTCCACCCTCAGCAATGATCATGGCAATAAAATCCGCCATTTCATCAGCACTGATGGAGCACTCTCCCCCAGTTGCCTTGTTCTGCTTGTGGAGGAACCTCACCTCATCAATCCAGATATCCTCACTCCCCCCATCCCTAACCGCTCTCCCCAGCCACATTACCTCAGTGACCGAGCCTTTCCCCTCTGGACTCAACCCAGCCCACTTACACCATTGCTGAGTCTTGAGCCACTCCGTCCTCTTGTAAATAATCCTGATACCCACTCACACCTCCTGTTCCTCTAGGTTATTCTAGAAGTGAAGCTAGAAGTTCTGATTAATGACCAATGCCATCACACACGCTTCACTACAGGCAATGAACTGATTATCCCTATTCCCATAGTGTGCATGTGTTCTGAGATAAGTAACCGCACAATGACGGCATATGAAGTAAAGCGCACCGAAACAATTCCTACACAATTGTCTACCTTCCACTCGATTTACCGTATCCGTCCTGATGATAGCCCCACAGCTACAAAGCATCCTCTGGTCAAAGCACCTCTCCACACAATAACGATTGCGTGGGTAGTTGGAAGTGGGGAAACTCCGCAAATTGTTACTGCTTAAACCACACTCAGGGCAAACTCCCGGTCCCCAACTATCCCGCTCTTCCACAGATGCCACAGTGGCAGTCGCAGTCTCAACCACATCAGTAGTCGCAACCCGTGTCAACTCGGGAAGATACAACCCAACCCTGCTTCTCCCCGAGACATTACACATTCGACATTCCCCACTACAAAGCAGTGAGTAAACAAACCCACACTCACACTTCACCAAGTTCTGATACTCAGCCACACTGTGAAATGGAGAATCCCCAACTTGTGGTGCCCTAGTCATAACCCTCAGAACCATATCAACTGCCTCATTGAGACGCCACTGTTGTAGCAACAGTTCAACCGTTCCAGCAGCACTCCCAAGGCATATCTTTGGCTCTTCCGGGCTATGAACATAATAGTGGGGGGCTCTCTCATATCCCCGGGTCCCATCGGGGAGAATAGCGTTACCCGAGTAGGTAGGGAGATTAAACCTCCCCTCCCTAAACGAGTAATTAAACTGTATCTCACCCTCAAACTCCACACTTCCCACCGTTTGCCGTGGGAAGGGCACTTTCAACACTTGCCCTTGCAGTTGCCCAGCAAACCCTTTCAACTCCCTCAATCTCTTCCTGTGCTCTTCCCACTTTTCCCCAACCTTCTCCCGCTCCACCTTCATCCGTTCAGCCTCTTGTAACAACTCATTGGCTCGTCTGAGGTGTTGTTCATGCTGCCTGACGAAGGCAGTAATCTGCTCACCAATACGGTTGGAGTCCTGCAATCGCTGTCGATTAACAAAAGTCCCTGCTCTCACTTATTCTCACCTCCTCTCTTGTCTCAACTCCCCACTATTGGGGGGCTCAAAGAAGAGAGTGGTGGTGGCTGGACATTGAATCCAACCACCACCACCAATAATCTAGCCCAGTTCTTAACTGGTGCTCCCCTACCACCACCATTTACATCGTATGTGCCTAGTGCTTGGTCTGACTTTTCCCTTTCTCCCAACTTGGATACTTGGTACTGAGTGCTACCGTCGACTAGTGCCATCGTATGTGTGATAGTGTTGTCCTCAACTACTCACAACACAAACTCCCAACTATGCTCGGCGTCCACCCTTGGCTTCACCACTGGTGGTCACAACACCCCCACTGGTAGGAATGGGACTATCCAGCCCCACTCTCGCCCCATTCATCCTGATACTCACACCCTTCCGTTCAAACTCACGGATGATGGAGTTTGCCACCGCTTCCACCTCATTGGGCTTCTCTTCAGAAGTGAAGCCATTGACCTTGATACCCGTAGCCCCACGCTCCTTCAGTCTCTCGACGAGATCGTGGAAGGTGCTGAACGAGTGTGCGGAGTCGAGTTCCAACTCCAATCTCGGTCCCGCGTTGATACTGAACGTGATCTTCGTATTCTCCATACTCTACTTCTCCTACCCCTCATGAGGGTTCATAGTCCCACCAGCATAATTGCCAGTTGGGATCAATTGTCATCACTTCCCACCACCACCATCATCTCTCATTCGCTTAATATCAATAGTTATCATTATGGAGATGAAAATGAGTGCTAGGAATCCGAACAACCTACCAGCCAGAGTCCAGTCCATTTAAGCTCCAGTGATTACTTCCCCCGCAATCCAACCTCCTTTCTGGATATCATCCATTGATTGCTACTTGTGCCCACACCTCTCCCCTCTGATCACAACACACCCACACCACAGTTCCCTCATCCTACCACGGAGAGTCTCACTTACTGGCCGCTGTGGTGTCTCACAATCAGGTGCAGAGTCGGGAGTGAACTTACTCGTTGTCTTGATCGTTGTATTGGGGAAAGTAGGCGTAATACAGCACCCATCACACCCATGAATGCGATCAGTAGAGGGGTCATCCGGATCAGGATGCCCTATTCCATGCTCACACACCCTCTCCATCATATGGCGGTCGGAGCGCCAATTCTGCTCCCACTCCACCATATGGTGATTCGAGGGTCGATGAATGCAACACTTCGCACTATCGAAGCACTGTGACCAGTGATGGGCAAATATAATCTGCCCACCCTTCAGCCTAGTCTTAATCAGTTCCATCTCCAACCCCCTTTCCTATAGTATTAGTAGTGCCAGTTCCCACTTGCACCATGAACTGGCAAGGTAGCCATGGACTTCTGCTGCTCGCAACGCTCCATGCACTCGGGCTAACTTAAGTGTGATGCTAGGTTCCCCACTCCACACTCTGTAGAGCGGGGAGCCTGCCATCTCACGTTCTACTCAAGCCCATCCACCATTGACGGGCTTACCACCATTCCTTGCCTTCCCCGCACTTCTCCTCTGCCTTGCACTGACATTGCGGGCACTATTCCGCATCAGCCGTTCCTGCTCTTCCTGAGCCATGGACTTGGTGTAGGTGGTAGTGGGTGGCCTATAGCCCCCATCCATTGCCACCAGTCCACTTCTCCTCGCACTCAGGTCGCTCTTACGCTGTCTGAGTTGCTTCTTCGCCTTCACTCTTCACCTCCCCCACCGTATTGGTGGACTCATTGGGATTACCATTAGCCTTCCTCAGTGCCCGCATGAATCGCTTCAACTTCCGCTGACGAGTAGTACCATCAACGTGCTCCATATTGCGCTTGATACGCTTGGTCATGCTCACTGTATTACCCTCCAGTAGTCCCGAGAGTGGGACAGTAGTGAGTAGTAGTAATCATGGGGACCATATATAGGTGACAACACTCGTCAGCGTCCACCCTCAATGGCTCTTCTTACATCCTAATGTCCCAACTACTACTACTCACCACTACCTCACTAAGTGGGGCAGTGGGATGGGCAATAACCCTTGACTCTCCTCGCTCACCCCACCAATATGCCAGTGTGGGGGATTGCTGAGTCTTAACGAGTCATTGCCCACCACGGATTATAGTCCGCTTCAGTGATCTTCAGCACTTCCCCCACCTTCCGATTCCCACTACCATCTCCCACCTCCTCCCACTGAGTAATGATGATAGTAGCATTCACCTTCACCTCATCGTGATGCTCAAGGTGCTGGAGAATGTTGAGCAACTCCTGTCTCACCTCCCGTGCTGTCATTATCACCTCCCCGCCATGTAGGTGGCGAGCGGCACAATCACTCCCCACACCATGACATTGAGCACCACCATTACCACCACCACCACCTTATCAGTGGTAGTCGATGGAACGCGCTGATACACCTTGGTCATCATCTCTGGGTCTCCTTGTAGCACGAGTCACACAGATCCACACCCTTGGGGTAATTCGGATACTTAGGGTGTGGAGCGTAGTGCAGTTTATCGAGATCAACCCAACCCCCGCACACACTACAGTGTTCCCACTGGACCCCATTCTTATCAAGGACTCCACTCACTGAACACCTCCAGTTCCCAACAATTGGGAAGGTCTGTTAAACTGGACTCCATTGTGGGGAGTCCAATTTGATAGACCCTCTTTCCTACCCCGTTACGAGTTACTGTTACGAGTTACCTGAACTCTAATGTAATCCCGAATAGCGATGCGAATCACTGAGGAAATACTGCGATCTTCACGTTCTGCGATATCTTTTATCGCATCATACAACTCACGTTCCACTGTGGCACCAATAACTACATCCGTGGAATCTTTCACTGTCTTCCCTCCAGTTAGCTGGTCTGCCTCAAGATAATATACCTCGCTACCACAGGCATGATCTTGTTCTCGTAGCAATCGCGGCAGATGTCGTAAGTAGCCGCAACCATCTTGGGAGGCTTATCATACACTCTATCCTCCCACCACTTCCTCATGATCGCACTATCCTTCCTCGCACGCTCCTCCGAGACATCCTTATCGCAGACATCACAGTGGTAAGTCAGAATCTTCACTTGGCACCTCCATTCGAGAGAGTGTGAACATTGGTGGACAACCATGAACTGTAAAGGTATTTCGGGAGTTTCGGATTCTACCGCAAACCATAGCTAAGTCCTTCAGAATCAACAAGTTAGCCGCTCATTCCGTAGGTGTTTCGGAAACTTGAGCCGAAGCATTAACTTGTTGATTCTAAACGAGTTAGCGGGGTGTTTCGGATTTTGGAGGGGGTAGTAGGGTTCGAGTCGGGTAGTATATTTTTAGGGAGAGAATGAGGCTATTAATTGTAGTAGTTCACACACATTTAACACCATAACTTAGTCTCTCTCTCTCTCCGAAATACCTATCTAAGTCTAATAGTATCAACACTTTAGAGTTTCGGACCTAAAATCCGAAACATCTCGCTCTTTAACTCTAAACTGTTGATTCTAAATGACTTAGGTTGTTTCGGGTTACTTTACCGAAAGATCCGAAACAGCTATTTGCTGAAAATTACATCTCTCCAGCATTGTCTACACAATGTTAATGATCCTTCCGGTTCAGTAACTTTGAGTAGTCCAGCAGAAACTTGGCACCGCTTGCCCGTATCAGGAGAGAGACGGACGGGTCCAAGTCTGTTATCTATACTACCATCATGACCACTGCAATACCGATACTTACATTCACACTGCATACTCTACCTCCATTGAAACCGCGCCAAAACGGCACGAATTTCACACCCGGGCCGCGAAAACGACCCGACCCGACCCGAACCAGCCCTCCGTCACAGAAAATCGCGTGGCGGGCCGGCTAGGCTGCTCAGAATCGAAAAGGCGCGGTCGATCCACCGGCGAACCGGCGAACCGAACCGCGCCCCTCGAAACTTACTACTTCACGTCCCACGACGTACCGAGTGAATCGAAGTTCACTCGCACCACATCACTGGATGCGTTCGCGTCCTCGACGACACTGTACTGCAATTCAAACTTCGCCAGCCCTGCGAGCGCGAAACTGTTGTGGTTAACGACCAGTTTGCACCCAGGACGCGCCTTGTACTGCGAACGGATCCATTTATCAGCACCCGCCACAGCCTTGCGCAGGACCGTGAGGGCGCTGTCACACTGCGCCTGCACGTCCGCCGGCATCGGGATTGTGAGGTAGTCCGTAACCGTCTTGCCAGCGTTCTTGGATTTCGGGCCAGCCGTCTTGACTGTTGGACCCAAGACGGTCCGCTTGTCAGCGGCCTCACGTGCGTCCTGCATCGCCTTCTGAACTTCCGTTTCAGTAGCCATTGTCGTGTATCTCCATGTCCCGTGGCGTACGGTGGCACTACACCACTGACTAGGACCGTGATGGTCAATGTCAGCCAGCGTAGTACCCCGCACGTTAGGTGAGCGTTCGCCCCTCATTACGTTATTGTATGAGAGACCCCCGCCGGGGTTGATACTGTGGGGCACGTTACCGTGAGCGATTCGGAGTGGCCCCTCAAGGAGCGATCCCGATACCGTTACGGACTAGCGGGGTCAACGGTCGCCTTCCTAATGCGCAGCGTCAGCGTCTCACCCTTTGCCCTCACTGACCGCCCGGTGTGTATCGGCGGTGCCGGTCAGTGTATCATATTGTCGGTCCCATGCTCCGGCCTCGCCGCTCGACTGCCCGCCATTCCCGCCGCGACCCCGGCCACCCCCCCGCCCCGGCGGCCGACCGCGCAAACAATGACCCCCTCCCGCGCGCTAAATTTTCTGGGGTCGGGTCTAACTTGACCGCCCTGTGGGCACCCCCGCCGCACTGCTCGTGCTGGGCTGTCCCGCTCGCGCATATTAAGATGACCACCCGGGCTGGGGGGCCGCAATGTGGCCGCTCGGGAAATTTCGACGATTTGGCTTGCACTCTCCCCAATGGGGTGCAATACTCCCGCTGTGAACATTAACGTCACCATCTCACTCTCCCCGGATCTCCTCAACCTATTGCGCTCGCTCAGCGGGCAGATCGGACAAATCATGACTACTCTCGCAGATGTTCAGGCTAAGCTCGACCTCATTGCTCCCCAAATCACCGCCCTCACCAACGACGCCACCATCACGGGTGCGGCCCTCGATGGGATTAGTGCGGATCTCGACAACCTCAAGATGCAGATTGCGACGCTCAGCGGACAGGTTAATCAGAGCGCGATTGATGCTCTCTTCGCCACCGCCGACTCCATCGCAACGGGACTCTCCTCAGCTACCGCTTCCAACGATTCCGTCGCAGCGAAGGCTCAGGCGATTGACGCGGCTCAGTAATGCTTGTTGACACCTCTAGGGAGGTGGGAGTATAATGGTTCCGCCGTCCACCTCCTTCCGCTCAGGGCCACCCTTGGTCTCCCCGACTGAGGGTGGTCCACCTTCCTCCCTCACCTCCCCTCTCGAAACCCCCGACGACCTACCCATGTTGATTCCGGAGTCCGAGGTGGTTGATGAGCCAGCGGAGTTGCGCCCCCTTGCTCAACTCATCGCTATCGGCACCCCCCCAAAAGAAGCAGCGACAGAGTTGGGACTAACCCCAGCGGCAGTGGCGGAGTTGATGCACCGCCCCGACTTCACCGATCTCGTCCGCGATTCACTCCCCACCCCCGATGAGGTGAGGTTGAGGTTTGAGTCACAAGTCGCGGCCTCCATTGACACTCTCTCATATCTGCGGGACTCGGGGAAGAGTGAGGTGAGGTTGGCGGCGGCTAAGGAGTTATTGGCACAGGCTGGGTATACGCCGGTCAGGAAGATCCAATCGGTTTCATTCACAGTGAGTGGGGATAAGAAGGAGCACCTCACCGCAACACTGCGGGAGATACTGGATACACGGAGGGGATAGTGACACTGAATCCACTTAAGCTGTTGCGAAGGAAGGTTGAACTTGATGAGCGGATTGCCACAGCGATGGAAGCGATGGCGGAGACTGGGCGCTCACAAGTGCAATTGACAATGATGCAGATGGGGCTGATGCGGCGGCCCACAGTGAAGAAGGAGAAGAAGGGTGGGACATCCAAGTTGCGGTAAGTGTGGCCACGAGTTTCATCAGCATGAGTTGAGCGCGGAGTGCTTAACACCGGGTTGTAAGTGCAGGATGTATGACCCTCGACGGGAGGACAGTGATGAGTAGTGACGATACGATGAGCAAACTGAGAGAGGCGGCGGCGCGGGCAGATTGTAAGTATAATGCGGGACCCCACTATGGCTATTGGGGTGCCCCGAGTCCGTGTCCCTCGTGTGGTCACTGCCCAACTTGTGGACGCTCTAACTACTACACTCGGCCTTACTACTTCACCTCCACCACCACCACCAACGCCCCAACGAGTGAGTAGTGTCGGTTCTTGAGCAGCTCTCCCTGACTGACCTCCGCGCCATCGACCAAGGCGGATCGACGTGGAATCTCATTCGGGAGGCGTGTGCGGAGTCACACTACTTCTTCAACAAGTCCATCTTCACCACCCGTCCCGCCAACCGCAACCTCATCACGGCGAGTTGCCACCTCCCCCTCTCCTTGTTCATCCAACACCAGCTATTGATCCCGGGGAGCCGCACTCTGATTGAGGACCCCCGGGGATTCATGAAGAGTACGATGGTTACGAAGGGTGGGCCGAATTGGCTGCTCGTGAGGCGAGTCGTCAGGGGTGAGGACCCATCACTACGCAACGCTCTCTACTCCTCGACGATGACCAACTCGCAACGCTTCTGGCGCGAAACCAAGGGCGAATATGAGGGGAATGAGTGGTTCCAATTCCTCATCCCCGAGTTGATCCCTGATTTCCGCAACGCTAAAGTGTGGAATGAGAGTGAGGGGATTGTTCCCCGCGCCTACAACCCCAAGGAGCCCACCTTTGATTGCCTCGGCGGGGGGAAGGCTACGAGTCGGCACTACGACATAATGTTCGTGGATGACATGATCAACGAGGAGAACTGCGATTCACCGACAGCGATTGAGAAGGCCATTGAGTATTACTTGTTGACGGAGAAGCTCCTCGAATCGGAAGCCGAGGGGATCATTGTGGCGGTGGGGAATCGGTGGACCATGAGGGATCTCAACCACCATATCCACAAGAACGAGCCCGCCACCGCCATCTTCAGTCGCTCCTGTTGGGGTCCCAACATTGAGGGGGAGTTCAAGTCCCGTGGACTGCCCGAGGTAGTGAAGGAACTACTGGCCCGCTTCCCCAACGGCGAACCACTGTGGCCCGAGCGGTTTGATCGCGAGAGCTTGGGGCGGCAGCTTGCGAAACTGGGTCCTCGATTGTTCAGCGCCCAGCTACTCAATAACCCTGCTGATCCGGATGCCGTTGACTTTAAGATGGAGTGGGTTAAGTATTGTGAAATGTGGGTTGACGCCAATGGTTTGCCGTGGGTACTATTCGACGGCGACCCGGAGCCCGTTTCATTTCTCAACCTCAACCTCTACCTCACATGGGACCCCGCGATTGAGAGCAAGAGTGGTAGGAGCCGCAATGCAATGCTCATCACTGGGATTGATCCCAAGGGGCGGATCGTGGTGCTGAAGGAGTATGCCAAGAAGGAAGATCCACGAGTGACAGTGGAGAACTTCCTCGACCTTACCAACACCTACAAGGGTTACTTGAAGGCGGTAGGGGTGGAGGAGGTGATGTTTGCCACAGTGCTCAAGGGACTATTGATTGATAAGGCCAAATTGAGGTCCCTCTACCTACCCATCCGTAAACTCAAGGTGCCCCAAAAGACGAAGGACCAGCGCATCAGGGCGTGGGCGGGGACACTGTTCGCGGATGGTCGGGTTTATGTGCGAAAGGGGCTGGTTAAGTTCCTTGAGGAGTATGGGCTATTCGGGGTGCCTGATGCCACCAACGATCTCATGGATTGTTTCGCCTACGCCACCCAACTCTTCACTCGTCCAATGGCAACGAAGGAGCGGGAGCAACTGGACAGGGTGAGGAAGAGGAATGAGATGGATCGTGGGATCACTGGTTATGGGAGCGCACTCGCGTGAATAAACTAGCACTGTGTGACTTTGAACCATCCGAGACTACCTACTCACTATCCTTCATCACCACTGGAACTGGATCGGTGGCTCAACTCGATACCACTACTCTCCCCGCTTCAGGCACCACCTCATGTCTTTTGAGCATTCCGGGTAATGTCAGCCCCGCTGTAGCTGCTGTCCGCATTGCCTTCACTCCCCAGCCCAATTTCACAGATTACTCCAACCTCTTCTTTCGCCTCCGCGCCAATAACAACAATGTGGATCAAGCATTGAATGGGCAGAGCGCATCGACATTCTTCAAGATTGAGATTAACAACACCGACTTCAACGATACCCTCTACTCCTTCTACGCCCCCTTCTCCACCAGCCCCCTTGGTTATTCCCTTCGTGCTGGCTACTGGGAGAATGTTGTAGTCCCGTTCACCAGAATCGGGGGGATTGCAACTCCCGACAACCCCGGCAATACGATCCAATATATCAAGTTCACTCTCTCCACTTGCCCCTACGACCTGTCAATCAACTTGGACACAATTCAGGTGCAATCGTGATAGTCAAGATGGGTGGGGAGCCGCTCAATATCGTTGACACCCTCAAGAACTCATTGTGGGAAGCGGCGGAGAAGCGTCGAATTGCCGCCTCCTACCGGGCAACGTGGCGGGATCGAAGGTGTCCGTCGTGTGGGAATGGGCTCAAGATCCGCCATATCATGGGCCGCACCATAATGGTGTGCCCCGGCGACCCACTGCGTCCCGATCTCCGTGGCTGCTCGTGGTACCTCATGGTCCCATTTGAGATGGATGAGGGGCGGGATTGTGAGGAAGCATATACGCCGGGGGTAACGGGACAGGTGAGAGGGACTCCGGTTGTTAAGGTCAAGGCAGATGGGAGCATGGAGATACTGAGACCATAATGGGACAACTTGGAGATCCATATTGGGAGTTCACGCAATTGGAACACGAGACGATGGATTTCCCCGACTCATATGAGGATGGTGAGCCGGAAAGGGAGATTGGGATGACCTTCGCTACGGAACAGCCAACGGGGGGGAAGTACAAGGAGTTGTGGAAGATTGAGCGGCGGTTGGCAGATGAGGCCCATGCGGAGATTGCACGGCTATCCAATCGCATTCGCAATAACAAGTTGGAGGAGCTTCGAGGACTCGTTGAGGGGAGTCACTTCAAGACGGGGAAGCCGAGGCATGTTGATGGGTGTTGTATTTGCGCGAAGCTGGAGGAGATCAGGGAATGTCCGCTCTACTAGTCCTTCAGTGTGAGTTCGCCTCCCATGTTCCCGCTCTCCTCAACCAAGCCACTCTCCTCGGCTTCCACTACAACCTCGACTGGTGCTACCGCCCCCCCGAAGTTGCAGCCTATTATGCGTCGATTGGGGTTGGGATCAGGAACAGTAACCACATTCTGAAGCTCGCTCTCGATCTGAACCTCTACGATTCCAACTACCAGTGGTTGCGCCAAACTAGCGATCACCAACGGTTGGGGGAATGGTGGGAGAAGCAGCATCCCCTCGCTAGGTGGGGTGGGAGATGGGGGGATGGGAACCACTACAGCTTTGAGAACCCGGCTACGGGAGTGAAGTAGGTTGACTTTCCTAGTCTTTCCCCTTACCATTACTAACTGGAGGATCTAATGGTTATTATAGACAAACTCAAAACTTTCATCTCCAAGAAGCTCTTCATCACCATCCTCACTGGTATTGTGTCCCCCGCTCTCATTAGTTGGGGTATTCCCACCACAGTGGTGAGTTGGCTCATCGGGCTGGCCGCGACCTATGTTGGTGCCCAAGGTGTGGTTGATGCAGTTGCCGCTCACAAGGGCTAACTGAGGTGCTTCCCAAAGGTGGCAACCGTTATGTACCGCGATTGTCCGAGAAGAAGCGCACTCGTCCGGGGTCGTTCAAGCATATGCGTGGACGGCCCCTTCAGCGTCATGTTTCCAAGAAGCGAGGTAAGTAATGAGCAGTTATGGGCTTAGTGCGAATCCGGTGATTGAGCAGGTCTCACTCACTGCTGCCACCGAGGCAACGTGGACGGGACCAACGACCACCATTAGCAAGATCACCATTGGGATTCTCAACGACGGAACCGCCTTCCGCGTCGCCTTCGTTGCTAACGGCACCACTGGCTCAACCTACATGACGGTGCCGATTGGGGGGTCCGTTACATTTGAGGGAATCAACTGGTCCTCACCCATTGTCTACCTCTACACTGTTGGCAATAGCACCGCTTATATTGCCTACTGGCGCTAATTATGAATCTCAGAGGACTCGCTCCCGCCGTCCTCCTCACCGCTGCTTTCCTCACCCTGCCCCTGATGCTGGCCCCCGGAAGTGGGGTGAGTGGAGGGGGGAGCGCGGCTAGTACGATGCAGTATACGACCACCGATCACAATGCCCAAGCGTGTAGTGGGAATGTGATGGAGACGGTGGTTGGGACTGGGAAGATCAATGCTTGTATTGCGGGAGTATGGACTCGGGTCCCCCCCAATACAACGGATGGAACGGATGGTAGCTATGGGGCTCTCTTCACCCTCAATACTGTCAACCCGTCAACCCCCTCCGCTGGCACCGCCCTTATCCACGCCTTCAATGACCACACCGTTCGCTTCATGGACTCCACTGGTTCTGGTGGCACACCCGGAGCTACCCTCCCCCAGTGCCTTTACACCGCTGGTACCACTAACTCCTCCCTCACTGGGGATAACACGGCCCACTCGATACTCCCAACTGTGGGTAATGGATCACTAACAATCCCCGCTGGTTACCTCCATGTTGGTTCGATGATTCACATTTTGGTTGGGGGCTTCTACCAGACCACTGTCGCACCAACATGGCAGATTAAGTTAATTGGGACAAGCCAGACACTCACTCAGAATACTGCCATCGCGCTTACTTCAACAGCTGCCGTCAACGCCCCCTTCGTTACAGACATTCGTTGTTTTGTCAGGGTTGCTGGTTCAGGATCAAATGGTAAGGTTGCCTGTATGGGTGGAACCACCTTCTTCGCCACATCCTCCAGCGAGAACTTCCTCACCGGCACCACCGCCTCCAACCAATCCTTCGATACCACTGTCGCTGAGACTATTGATGTCACTGCAACTATCTCCACTAATGCGGGTACACTCCAAGGGGAGACAGTGCTATTGGAGGTTAGTAACTAATGCTCCTTACTAGTATCCTCCTCGCCTCAACCCTCACTGGAATCACCCTCAAGGGACCCGCCATTGACACCATGCCCCGCCATGGTGGCCGCGTTAGCATCGTCTCCTCCACCACCCCCACCACAACCCAAAACTGTGGCCTCTCCGCCCTCTGTGGTAACTACGCCGTCACCAACAAGTATGTGTTGAATGTGCAAGTGCAGGGGATTGCGGCAGCGGAACAGGTTACCATCTGGCGCTCCGCCCCAATCGGTGCCCCCAAAGGGGATCTGATATTCTTCACTGGTGGCACCTCAGCGGGGAACTACGACAATCAGGGCTGCTCCGCCTCTTATGCTCCCGGTTACTGTGATGGTGATGGGGATGGCTATACGGTTAGTAGTAGCCCCGGTTTGTTCGATGATCTCCGCAACGATGGGTGGAGGTTGTGGCAAGTGGCATGGGATGATGCCTCCTTCAATGGTGTTGCTGATACGGGGACGGAGGATGAGCGGGATGGCTACCTAGTATTGGCAGCGCGTAATGATACTGTAGTGCAGTGGATCTACGATAACTTCTTCACCGAGGATGGCACAAGCGCATTCTGCGGCGTCGGGAACTCCCAAGGCACCCAAACGTGGGCCTATTTATTGGCCTACTATAGTGGAACCAAGATGGATGCTGTTTTCTTGGGGAGTGGCGCCTATGGGAGTCGGGTTGATTGTGGCTGTGAGCGAACCAACAACGACAGTGGCGTATTCGTCGGTTTCCCCTCCCCCGGTCGTGTTGTCACGGACAGGGCATGGGGGGATCGGGTTCAGGGAACTGGACCATGTTGCAACGATGCCAACTTGGATAGCCATTGTGACTACCGGGCTAATATGGCGGTTGGTGGAGCGGGGGATGGGACAGTGGTACTGAGTGGGACGGGGGAGAACGCGGGGTTGACGGCGGATGCGGCATGGAAGAAGGATAGCTTACTCTACAATGGCCGGGGGATCTTCTACTACCCCCATACTTATGTGTGGATGGCTAATGGGATACTCGACCGCACTTGTGTTGATACCAATAGTGATCCCGCTTGTAGCCGCGCTCCCCAACAACAAGATGAGTATTACAATAAGTTGATGTTCAGTGGGCAGACTCTCTTAACTCAAGTCAACAATGTTGCCACTGCTACCCACGAAATGCCCAACTGGACCACCTACCTCAACCTCCTCCGCACTGCAATCAACACCTACTGTGTGAGCCGATAATGTTCTACGATCAGTTTGGTTATTGGATCAAGCAGATTGAGATTGGTTTCCGTGCTCCCTCCGAGGCCCCCCTATGCCATATAAGTCAAACGCCCAACGACGGTTCTTCCACACCGCCACCGCTCGCCGCTCAGGTATCACAGCGAAAGAAGTCAAAGAGTTCGATAAAGCGTCAAAGGGAAAAAGGCTCCCGCAGCGCGTGAAGAGGGGGCAGTAATGGCTGCTGGGGGGATTAAGATTGTTAGGAATGGGGACGGTCATGACTATATTCAAGTCAGTAACGTACTCAAGGGTGTTGCGGGGATATTGGGGTCACTGATAATGATTGCAGTACCCGCACTGGTAATTGAATCCATCCACCTTGCCGTTATCCAACGTCAACTCGATGACCATATTGTGGCTAGTGATAAAGCCCACGCGGCACTATTCACCGCAATCGAGCACACTAACGCTCAGCAAGATACTGAGGAGACCAAGATAGATAATATCAAGGATGCACTTATCAAGGCCCATGAGGATTGTATTAGTGGTAAGTGTAAATAGGAGAATGGATGCCATTCACAAAGAAGTGTGGGAATCCCCAGTGTGGGAACAAGACCCAAGGTGTATTGTGTAGGGCATGTGATACAGGGGAGAGGAAAAAGCGAGCACTGAAGCGGTGGGAGTCACGGGGCAGGGATAGGACGAGGAAGGTGCTGGAGGAGGGGCAGTTGGTGGCCCCTCCGCGTATCAATATTGACGAATATGATGGGGAGGCAGTAGTGGTGGCGTGCTTCCACAACCCCTTCTACTCCGTGGATTGGGTCCTTGAGGTTTGTGAGACAGCCAACAGGCTCAACATCCCCACCCTGATCGTCGCCGGGGACTTCCTCCAAGCCGACCGCCTATCCAAGTATGATCAAGTGGGGGCTACGACCAGCATCAGTGATGAGTTATTGACGCTGAAGGGTGTTCTCGATGTGCTCCTTGAGACCTTCGACCGCATTATCCTGATGTACGGCAATCACGACCAACGGATCGAGAGGCAGTTTGCCAAGGCTTCCGAGACCAAGGGTGGGCGCAATATGCTCGACCTTCTCGCGGCCCGGATGGGGCAGCGATTCGACCCGGAGGACATGGCGGCGCTCGCCGAATCGTATATCCAGCACTTCGTCCAATCCGACAAGGTTCAAGTTGTGCGGCTCCCCGAACTCATTGTCAATGGTCGTTGGAGGATAATGCACGCGGGGGCGAGTCGCACCCCCCCGGCTCACGAACGAGCGATGATCCACAAGCACCGGCAGTCAGTCATTGGGGCTAATTCGCACCTATTCGCCGTTGGGTTCGACAATAGTGCCGAGGATGTGGCATTCACCGTGGGTCATGCCTGTGACAAGGACCGCTACCGCTACATCCACGAGAAGCCCTCATCATTCCCCGAGCAAGTCAGGGGAATGGGGCTTATCTTGAGGCGTCCCAGTGACCCAACCGGCCCCGGTTTCCTCGTCCCCATTGCCCAGCACTCCCTGTGGTTCACCATCCGTGACTTGGCCGATAGGTTGAAATAGTGGCTAAGTTCCGCACCTTCCTGATCCACCCCGTTCCCGGGAACACCCCTTTCTACCGTGTCCTCATCTACCCCACCTATGAGTCAATGGCTAAGGGGTGGAAGAGGAGAAGGAAGTGGAGTCCCGAGGATGCTCAAACAGTATTCACCTTTGAAGCTGTCACCCACCGTGATAACCACTATGAGTGTGATGGTAATGGCCGACGTAAGCTACCTCAACTCGGTGAGATATACCTCTATGCAGATGGTGTGACTCATGATACAGTTACACACGAAATGACCCACGCTGCCCTACACTCTCTCCCCCCTTCCGCCTCCTCTCGTCCAGTGATGGATGCTGATGAGCGGATTGCTGAACGCTGTGGCCTGATGTGCGCTGAGTTCTGGCGCAAGTGGAACCGCCAATGCTAACCCTAACCCCCAATCGTGAGGAACGGATCAAGAAGTATCTCAACGACCAGCTTGATTCCGTCGTCCGTAGTGCCTCCCGAACCGCCCGCATTGAATCCTTCAAGGGGATGCTTCGCCGCTATGAGGCCAAGACTAAGCCCAAAACGTGGCCCTTCGTGGGTGCATCCTCCCTTCACATCCCCTTCGCTGCTACCGCAGTTGACTCCATCAAGACTCGTATCCTCAATGCCCTCAAAGCACAAGACAAGCTCATCGTCACGGAGCCCCTCACTGAGGAGCCGTTGGGAATTCAGGATGAGAATGGGAACCCAATAACGTGGCGAGATATCGCTGAGCTACTCGAAACCTACCTTCTCTACGAGGTTGGCCCCAATGGTGATGTTGACTTCGAGGGAGCAATCAATGAACTCCTCGATGATACTACCCAATTCGGCACTGGTATCCTCAAGGTGGGCTGGGAGACCATCAAGGAGCGCGACTACCACACTGATGGTTCTTACACTGACCGAGTAACCAAGGACAATGTTCGTTTCAGTGTCCCCGCTATTGAGAAGCTCTACTTCCCTTCCGGTTACGACTCCTTCGACCGCATTCCCTTCATCACCGAAGAATACAATATGCGCCCCTCCGAGATTCTCCAGATGGTTGGGGATGGACCGAAGGGGTGGAAGAAGTCCGTGGTGATGGAGTTCCTTGAGAAGTATGGGGACCCTACTGGGATTGGAACCCGTATCAGCCCACTCCAAGAGGAGCAATCCAATATTGAGAAGACGGGTGATACCGTCTACTACCAGACCCCGGAGTTGGCAATTGGGGAAACGTGGGCTAGACTCGATTTGGATGGCAATGGCTATGAGTCGCGGATACTGATTGAGCACGCTTTCGACGACTACAATTTCATCTTCCGCATCATCCCGTGGCCTTATGAGCACGGTCAACTTCCCTACCACTTGGCTCGTTATATCCGGCGTCGCAAGCGCATCTACGGGATGGGAATTATTGAGCGGTGCGAAGCCATTGATGAGGGGATTAGCACTAACATCAATCAGATTATTGATAACACCACCGTTGCCAATACCCGCATCTGGAAGGGCAAGGCGGGGAGCACGGCAATTGAGGCAATGACCTCAATCTACCCCAACATGGTCGTTCCCCTCGATGACCCCAATGATCTAGTTCCCGAGATGATGGGCTCCGTGGGAAGTGACCTGTTCGAAGCGGGCAACATACTGCGGGAATATGGGGAGAGGGTGGTTAAGCTGAGTGACTACAACCTTGGGCGGGAGTCCCAAGCCTTGGGTCGTCAAGCAACCGCCACTTCAACCCTTGCACTGTTGCAGGAAAGTGGTTCGTATTTCGATAACATCAGCCGGGATATCCGAGTCTGCCTCAAGGGTGCCCTAGTCCAGTGGCTCTACCTCATCATCCAACAGCGCCCATTCGACCGCATTAAACAGGTATTGGGGGATAAGGCTGATCCCCTCATTGCCGCCCTCATGCTCCCCCCGGGGGACCTTCACAAGCGCATCGGGGTTTATGTCAGCTTCAGTAACACCGCCGCCACCCGGGAACTGGCTCGCCAAGAGGAACAGGCTAAGCTGGCCACAATTGGCTCCATCTACCAGCAACTATTGGCACTGGCTGACATGCGGATGATAGCTCTCGCAGGTAATGCCCAAGAGGGGCTCCCCCCGAACCCCGGCAAGGTAATGCTCATTGATGAGATTGGCGAGGATACTATCCTCAGAACTCGCCGCTTCTTGGAGACTTATGGAGAAACTAGATCCACTACCACCTTCCCCGACTGGTCCCGAACTATCGAACGATACTCTCCTCCTCTCCCGGGAGGCGCTGGAGTTGGGCCTCAACAGCCAATTTTGGGCGCTCCTCCTAGCTCGCCTCCGGGTGGAGATGGCGGCGGTGGGGGCGCAATTGGAGGTGGAGGCCCTCAACCCCTCCCACAAGTCGGTCCAGTTGGCGGCTCGCAAATTGGCACTTAAGTGGGTTTCAACCCTTCCTACTACCCTAATTCAGGATATTGACCTGAAGAGGCAGCAGGATAAGGCTAGGTTGGAGCAGACGGAAATAGTGGGCATGGAGAGTGACCCCTATTAACGTCATTTAACGGTTGACAATTAATAGTAACCATAGGAGAATAATGGACATGGCTGACCTTACTGACACCGAACTCGACCCCACTATCTCTGAAGAGACTAGTGAGGGGACCGAGAAGCCCGCAGAAAAACCCGACCCCACCGCCGCTCTTATTGAGCACACTCGGAGGATTATTGAGCAGACCACTCAATCCTCCGAGCGAGCCATCAAGCTGGCCCAACAAGCATTGGAGCAGAGACCGCAGGAGCAGCGTCGGGAAGTGGCTCCTGTTGCTGAGATCGAGGAAGATTTCAGTGACATTGACCTCGCTGACACCGGAGCGGGCCTCAAGAAGCTGACCAAGCGTATTGAGGATCGTATTGAGCGCCGGGTCAATGGTGCTCTCCAGAACCTCGTTAGTAAGTTCGATGAGGTCTACACTCGTGACCGCAACGAGGACTTCGACTACCGCTCTACCCTTGAGCGGGACCGAGCTAAGGCTAAACTCGGGAAGAAGTTCGAGGAACTTGAGGGTGATATTGAAGCCATCATTGATCCCATCCGGCGTAAGGACCCGAAGAGTGCGGCCCGTCCCGGGATCTACACTGACGCCTACTACGTCGCTCTTGGTAAGCAGCGACACGAGGAGTTGGTTTCAGAGGAGCGCCGTGCTCCAGCCCTTGGTATGAGTGGCCGCTCCACCGGACTTCGCGAAGGTCCAGCGCGGATTGCCACTGAGGATCGGGAACGACTCCGCAATACAATTGGTGTTGACGTTGATGATGATGAACTCACCGCCCTCAACTCTGGCAACGTCACCGACTATATGAAGTTCGTTCAGAAGCGAAGCGCAGGAGGTAAGCGGTAATGAGCGATATTTCCCCCTCTGAAATGCCCACCCCAACGGCGAAGAAACGTGGTCGCCCAGCGGGGAGCAAGACCGTTCACCGGGCCAAGCCCGATGTGATGGCTACAATGGCCCCCGCCTCTGTCCTCCGTGATGTTGTTGAGGATAGTGAAAAGGGACCGAAGATCGAGCATGTTTTCACCCACGTTCAGCAGAACGGGGTGGGACTAGTGCTCGACCACCGTCTCTACATCCCCCCCGACCGAGTTAACGGTGATGGTGTCCCCGAGTGGGACGACGATTACCGCTTCGGTTCTCTCTCCAACCCTGCCATGCTCTTCCGTACCCGCCAAGCCGGCTACCAAGCCGCTCTCGATCCCAAGGGGCGGGAGATCACGATTGGTCGCACTGCCAAATCTCAGGGACTCCAGTTACTCAAGCGTCCCCGGAAGGCGAGTGAGGAACGGGAACAGATGAAGGTCACCCGAGCGTTGGAGCTGGCCGGGAAATCAAAGGCCACTGTTGTCGCGGCACTCGAATCAACCAAGGCTGGGGTCCCCCAGTCCCTAGTCACTGCAAAGGAAACAGTCACTCGACTGTAGGAGACTCTCACAATGGCTACAACAATTACTTCCACTCGTGCTGTTTCCCTCTACCGCCTTGGTATGGGACCTGCGCCGCTAATGTTCCCTATCACGGGTTCAATTTCCACGACCAGCCTCGTTACTGGGCAGGCGTGTAGACTCGTCTCAGGGCTTATCGCTGATATGGCGGCTCCTAACGTGATCAAGGGTGATGTTCGGGCCGCGAACCTGCCGAATAACACCAATGCCGCGCCCTCCCTTGGACTCTTTGAGGGGACACTCACTGCTACTTCTGTCTCCCTCGACCTCTACCCCGTCTCCATCTTCTTGCCCCACTTCATCTACGAGATGAATCAGGCGGGGACGAACTCCCAAGCCCTCATGGGTGTTGCTGTCATCACTGCTGACGACACACTCTCCTCCACTACCCACATTCTCACTGCGACCAATGCGACTACCACCAATGGTGCTGTCCGGCCCTTTGGTTTCAGTAACTCCTACGACTTCCAGATCCGGCCCTTCATTGGGGCTACTTCCACTACCCGAACCGCTGGCTCGGCCTTCACTGCCGATCCCGCGAAGGGTGTTCTCGGTGATACCAACGTGCGGGTCCTCTGCACAGTCCTCGACACCGCTTGTGCTCTCCAAGCGAACTAAGGAGCTACGTAAATGATTAATCGCTCACTACCTAATTTTGGCGCGCTCCTCGCCCCCGGACTGAAGAAGGTCTGGTATGAGAAGTACATGCGCTACCCCACTTACTATCAGGATGTGTTTAACATGAACACTTCGGATAGGGCTTTCGAGGAGTGGACCGGCGTTACTGGTGTCATTGGTCTCGCTCAGGAGAAGCCCGAGGGAACGGCAATCGTCTATGCCGATCCCGCCGTGCTCACCCCGAAGCGCGTCACGATGACCACCTTCGGTCTCGGAATGCGGATCACGATGGAGGCTCAGCAAGACAACCTCTATCAGCCGCTCAAGAAGCTCTCGGGACAGCTTGGTGAGGCGTTCCAGATCCGCAAGGAGACGGATGGGGCCAACGTGCTGAACCTTGGCTTCGCCACCGCTGGTGTCTCCGTCACTGGCCATGATGGTAAGGCTCTCTTCGACACGGGCCACCCCATCAAGGGTGGATCGTATGGGGCGACTCGTGCCTCGACCCCCAACCTCACCACTGTCCCTGCAAAGACCACTCTTACTGCTTCTAATCGTCTCGCCACAGACAGTGACCTCGATTACGTCTCCTTCCAAGATTCAATCACCCTCATTCGACGCACCGCCAACGAGCAGGGTAACTACATCCAGATGACCCCCAAGACTCTTTGGGTGCCGCCTGAGTTGGCGTTCATCGCTGAGGAACTCTTCAAGTCCGCGACCCGCCCCGACACTGCGAACCGTGCGGATAACGTCATCCGTAACTTCGTTGATGTCCAAGTGTGGCCCTACCTGCTCGACTCTGACGCGTGGTTCGTCCAGTGCCAAGACCACGACCTCCAGTGGTTCGACCGTATGCCCATGGCAGTCCAGAACAAGGACGCTAATGATGGCACATGGGATGAACTCATGGAAGGTGTGATGCGCTATGGGTTCGGCTTCCACGACTGGCGTGGTTGGGTTGGAACTCCGGGTGCCTAACTAGCACTAAATGGGGCCACTCGCAAATGGGTGGCCCTACTCCTTGACATGGTGGGAATGACACCACTTCCGGGGAAGAAGAAGTGGCAGGAGCGATAAACAATGGCACGAACAAGTTTCAAGACTCAATCCAGTGCGCGTGAGGGTCCCGTCAGTGGTGGCTATTTCGTCGTAAGTCACTTCGTTCCAGCCTCTACTACTCTCACCGCAACCACAACCAAGAAGTGGAAAGCCCCCTTCGCGTGTCGTGTTGTGAGTATTAGCAACTGTTCCACCTTCTCCGCTGGCTCCGCAACTTGGGGTGTTGTCACCACTGCTGGTAACGTCATCACCACTGGTACCGCCTTCGGTGCCACTGGTGTTCTTGGTGTTCTTGAGGGTGCTGCGAGTCTTGGAACCACGACTCGCGACTTGGCCAAGGGTGACACTCTCACAATCACCATTGACTGCACTGGTATCACCACAACTGGTACCACCGTCGATGTCACTCTCTACGGCAACGGTCACGTCAATGCTGACCGAGCGGATGACTAATGCTCGGCCTCCCCACCGTATTGCCCCTTCGCCACGAACCCTATGTCGTGTGCCCCGTCACGGGTATCCACACCCCCGTCACGGAGTTGAAGTGGGATCGCTTCCGTTGGGTCAACCGAGTCGCAGTGGATCAGAAGGGCTGGCAGGAGATCCTCCCCCGCAACCTGCCCGTGAGAATCCCCGTCCAGCCTCCTGTTCCCTACGTTGTCAATCCCGACCTCATCTACTACTAGGAGCCACTGATGGCTAATACGACACTAGCAACCCTCCGAGATGAGGTCCAGTATCGGCTCAACCGGGATGGGGAAAGTGGCCTTCCCGGGCGCATTGACCGTCGTATCAACTGGACCAACTACAACCTCGCCCAGTTGCTCTACATCCCTGAGCTTGAGGCGAGTAGCAACATTACTCTTGTCACTGGCCAACTCTCCTACGCTGGTCCCTCCGATCTCCTCGCCATCCGCTCCATGAAGGTGGTAGTGGACCGCCTTTCCCTGCGTCCCATCCCCCTCCGCGAAGCAGAGGCACTCGACGAATCAACCCAAGGTGCCCCCTTCGGTTATATCCGCTACGGAGCCACTGCATCCTCCAACATCAGTATCTTCGCCCCACCCACCAGTACCTATAACGGACACATCGTTCGGTGTCGCTATCAGAAGGTCCCCCTGACTCTGGCCGCTGATACCGACGTTAACGACCTCCCGCCCTACTGTGACGAGGGCGTAGTGCTGGGTGCAGTCTATCGTATGCTGAGGGAGCGCAACGAACCCGAGCGAGCCAACATGGCTTTCCGTGATTGGCAGGGCTGGATTAAGTCCCAACGGGTGGAGTTCGCTGAGGAGTTGAAGTACTACGGTGGAAAGCAACTCTCCACCTACACCCAAATGCCTCTCTCCCAGTAATGAGGTAAAGCGTGGCAATCACTATAGCTTGGGATGAGACTCTCCCCGCCAACGGGGACGCTGTAAGTGCGGGTGCTTCCCGTATCCGTGATGACAAACAGGGGACCCGAGAGCGCACTATCAACGGGGGCCACTACTGGCCCCAATCCGGCTCCACTGACGCGAAGAGTGGTATTCACTGTGTCAGTGCCAATAACTACGTAGCCAATGAGTGGTCCCTCTACAAGAGTGACCTCACTACCAAGCTCTTCACTGCCACTGACACTGCCTTCACTCTCAACACTGCCTCCTCCGTAACTTGTGGTGCCCTCAATGCGACTACATTGAGCGAGAGTGGAACGCGAGCGGTGCTGAAGAGTGCCAAGCGTATCATCGTCCTCAACGCCGCTGGTTCCGTTACCTACCCAACTGCCTCCACCTTCACTGCCTCTGAAGATCGCCCCGCCCTCAACTACATCATCCTCTACATGCCCCTTGGTCCGGGTGGCACGGGCACCCCCTACACGGGTAATGTCGTTGAGGCTGTCTTTACTCGGGTCCGAGTTGCCCCCGGTGGTACCACTGACACCAACCTCGCTGATATTACTTCAGTAAACTTGAAGAAGTACGCTAACGCCAGCTTTCTCAACTCCGGGTCCTCAACCACTGCTGACATCAACGCTTCTGCTTCCTCGATCCTCTCCGGAGCCTTCACCTTCCTCTCCACTTACACTGGTTATCGTTGTGCTCAATCCGGCACTACTACAACCATCTCCACTCCTTCCGTCAGTGGTGGTGATGTCTTTGTTGTAACCTACGCCGCAACTGCCAAGCACCAAATCGCCCTCTCCCTCGTCATTGAAGTGGACTACCCCTAATGCCCGGGCTGGACCATATTAACGTCGGCTCAATGGCCCCCGGTGGGGGACTCAATTACGACCTTGCCGGGCGCACTGTGATCAATGCCACCGAGATTGGTGACATGGAATCGCAACAGACCTACAATTTCAAGCACCGCCGGGGGATTCTGGAACCCCGCGCCGAATTCACCCCCCTAATCGGTCCCTCCTCCTCCTCCTACCTCTTTAAATTCGCCGCCCTTCACAACCCCACCGGGCGCATTAATGGTCTCTTCCATAACGTCTTTGAGAGCGGCAACAACCACCTAATGATCCATGACAAGGCCCACTTCTGGTCCTTCGATGGCACCACTGTCACGGATCGAACTGGTGCCCTTGCTTTTGGTGCTTCCTCTGATGACACCCCCTATAGTGGTGCTTATACTGCTGGTCCCGCCAGTGTCACTGGTGGCTACTACGTATTCAGTAATGGTGCGATGGAGCTTGCTTATTGGGATGGGGCGGCGGTGAGCGCGGATCATGTTAAGAACCTTGGTGGCTTCATCACCCCGGGGGTCCCACTCATTGGCCGCTACATCGTGGGCTTCGCTGGCCGATGCTTCCTCTGGTCCACCGTTGAGGGTGGTAACTCCCTCCTTCAGCGGGGGCGCTGGTGTGCCGACAGTAACCTCCTTGATTGGGACCCCTCTTCAGGCACCGGAGCGGGAGCAGTGGACCTTGAAGACACCCCCGGTTATATCACTGGGGCCATTGCAACTCCTGAACTCATGGCCATCTTCAAGAGTGATGCCATTGTTCTAGCCCAAGAGACCGGCGACGCCCGCACTCCCATCGCCTTCCCCACCTACCTCAAGACCGGGTGTATCAGTCAGGGTTCAATCCAAGCGATTGACCCTCAAAATATCATCTTCCTCGGCTTCGATGACATCTACATGTTGGGGAATGGTGGCACCACCCCCATTGGTGGGAAGATCCGCAATCGCATCCTCACCACCCTTGCCTACGACCGCATCCGCCAGATCGTCTCCTTCAAGATCCCTTCACTCTCCGAGTACCACATTGGGATTCCCACTGCCTCCACTGGCTACTCCTCCTACGCCATTGAGTTCTTCGTCTACAACTGGCTTGAGGAGAAATGGATCAGTGAATACAATCTCCCTTATAGTGGTCCCGCTACCGCAGCCACCACCACCAACATTAGCTCAACCTTAACGTGGACCAGCATCACTGGGAATTGGAACTCGGGCACCAATCCCGAGACTCTAGCATGGTCCGGTCTCCCAGTTGGTGGTGCCTCTGCCTACTTCCCTGTCATTGCCAACGATTATAACACCAGTGATAGTCGAGTTAATACGATTGCCGCATCCGCAACCGGGGTCGAGAACATTACCTCAGTTGGCAATAGTTACATCGACTACACCAACCTCTCCAAGGAATATCGCTTCTCCGACTCTGGCGAGGCCACTGTCTATGGTGTGTGGGTTGAGAGCTACTCCCCCTATGCTACGCAAATAACCATCACTGTTGCCTCCACTTCCACAACTGGTGGCACTGTGAGTCAGAGTATAACTAAAGCAGCCGCCGCTGGCCCCAACCGTCTCTACTTCCCCTTCTCCGTAACCGGCTCCAAGCATACGATTAGGTGTACCACTAGTGGCTCAGCCGGTGGCCCTGCTTATATCACTGCCCTCGCCCCTGTGATGACCAAGCGGGAGGACTTGAACTACTAATGCCCTCCACTGGCAAACGCCCCCTCTCCGTAGCCATTCCCGACAAGTGGGATCAGGCCAAGGATAGTCTGGAATACTACCTCCGGCGCTTGTTCCGTGAGAGCACCAACGTCTACTCAAACTTCTTCTTCCGTGATACCATTCTTGATGGGGAGGCCATTGAACTTGGATCATTAGGGCCTGGAGTTCACACCTCCACTGCCCCCTTCTATCCCTACCGCAATCGCCGTTACTTGCAACTCCAAGCAAGTGGTTACTCGGCGTTGAACGGGAACCAACTCCTTGTAACTCTCTACAATAGTGGTAACGATTCAACTGACCGAATCTTCGACATGGCTCTAACGGGTACTGCACCGGGTTCGCCAAAATCAGGCCGCACCTCTACCGTAGTGAATGCTGGTAAAGACTACGTGAGTACCGCTCAGGGGTGGCGGTTAGAGGTATTTGCAATCGGAGACTGGTCCAGTGTCACAGTCGAAGTAAGCTACGAGGATTTCGTTCCCTATGTCTAACGAACAACCAGTCATTGATAGTGATGGTGGCGTCACAATGCCCGGAGTCGAGGGATGGCGCTTCTTCCCCCGCCCAACCCCCGCTCAAGTGGGCCGTGCCTACGAGAGCGTCGAGCCCTTCCGTGCCGATTCCAACACTTGGGTTGATTTCGTCAACATGGTCACCAGTTCACTCTACTTCGAAGATGAGAGTGGGTGGCTGCGGTTCGACAACTTCCACGCTGGTGCCTCAACCGAACTCCACGGCTCCACCTTCGACCGTCGTGGTGACCCCACCCGTGACTACACAGTGCGCCAACTCCTCGACTTCCTCATCCATGATGGCAACCTAGTGTGTATTAACTGTATGGTCCCCGAGCATAACACCATGGCTATTGGGTGGCTCAAGCGCATTGGTTTCATCCCAACTGGTGTAATCCCAGCCTACAATAGCTGGGGTGGACAGCCCCGTTCCCTAGTGATATACTCATACATGCGAGGTAACTAACAATGGGCTGGTCCAGCGGTCAATCATCTCATGAGGGCTCTACCCCCTCTCTAAAGATCCCCCGCTATTTGCGTCAACTGGGTCAACAACTCAGTTCGGGCTATCAGAGTAGCATTGGTCAGACCGGCCTCAACCAGCCGGGGGGTTTCATTGGTAACATCTACAAGAACCTCTTCGACCAAAATGGGAGCGAGGACTTCCTTGGTGCCCGTGGTGCCCTCCAAGACTCCTTGAGTGGTGCGGGCCTTGGGAAGAACATCCAACTTGCCTACGATCAGATGAAGCCCGAGGCTGACCGTGCTTTCCAGAATGTCTCCTCGGGGATTCGCTCCAACTTGGGAGCGTCGGGGTTGCGCTTCTCCACCGACCTCGGGAATCAGATTGGTCGCGCGGGCAGTGATATTCAGAACAATCTCCTCAACCAATCCCTCGGGGCTGGATTGCAAGAGCAGCAGATGAGAGGTAGCTTCGCCCAAGGCTTGTTCAATCAAGTTGGTGGACTGGCGCAGAACGACCTCCAGCGGATGATACAATTCGCCACCTCCTTCCCCTCCCCGGGTAGCTCCTCCCGCTCCCACTCAGCGGGAGGTAACACTGGATTCACAACCTAAATGCCCTACACTGACCCCACTACTGGACAGCCCCAATACTGGCCTTGGGAGCAACAGCCCGCGCAGGCTATGATGATGCCTGCCGTTGCCCCCACTGCCATCATGGTTCAGCAACCCACCGTCCCCACTCCCACCGGGATGACCACGGATGCCAGCACGGGCAACCTCCTCCAGTCCAAATACTCCACCCACCCCATGGCTGCTCACATTGGTGGCTACTTCCTCCAGCAACTCCAAGCCAAGCACCCGGTTGCTGCCGCTATTGCCCATGTTGCATCGAAGGGGGCTAGTTAATGGCTAATCCTGCCGACATCTTCGACTTCCTGAACCATCTCCCCCCGCGCCCCAACTCGTTTGGCCCATCGCCCAACGTGAATGCACTAACCATTCCCCCTAATACTAACTACCCTCAGCCCTCATCGAACCTGCTCGCCCTCCTTGGTGCTGCTGGTTTGGGTGCTGGTAGACCAGTCAGCCCCGGTGGGATGGACACTTCCCAAGCCACTCTCCCCACCTCTCCGGGGGCGATGGTCTTGGGTGCCTATAAAGATAACTATGTCCCGCAGGGTCCCCAGCAATCAGCCCCAGTGAGCCACGATCTCATTGCCCAAATGGCCCACACCAACAGCCCCGATTTTGTCCCCCCGGGACACACCAAGACCATCACTCATAAGACTGATGCCGCTGGGGGCTCGATCAAGACCACCAAGATTACTAATACTGCGGGGCAGAAGTCCCTCAAGATTGATGGTGCCTCCGCTGCTCCCCCGGCTGGCCTCCCCAATGGTTTCAGCCCCTCTCCAGCCCCAGTTGACTTTACTCCCGCCAATGGTCCCGACCCGGGAGCAGATATGGGGGGAGCCTATCTCCTACCCCCTAATCAGGGTCCAGATCAGCCTCCCTCAATCCCAATGGGTGGTGGAACAATGGAGCAAGGTGGGGGCTTCCCACCCTCCTCGCTCGACCCCGAGGAACAGCAGATGCAACAGTTGGTGATGGACTCCCTCCATCACCCTGCTGCGAAGCACGGACTCCAGAAGCTCTTCAACGATGCCTTCACCACTCGCAACCCCCTCTCCACCCTTGGGGCAATCCTCGTCAGCCGCTATACCCCGGGGCTGGCGGATGCCGCCATTCGTGCCAACCAGTCCGGGGACTTGAATAACATTGACAATGCGGGGAAGGCCCAATCCCTCATTGAACACCTCACGGAGTTTAAGAACACCGCTGAGGACCGCAAGCGCAACGATGCCGCCTTCAACTCCTTCGACTCCAAGGGCGGCCCCGATCAGGTTGCCGAACTCGCCCGGAGGATGCACAACTTCGATGGTATCGCACAGGCTAAGAACTTGGGTCTGTCGCGGGATCAGATTGAACAGCGTCGCAAGGAGTTCCGCGACACCTTCAATCTCCAAGTCAAGCAGTTCGGTTGGCAGAAGACGATGGATCTCGCGCACAACGATCTTGAGAACCAGCGTCTAGAGTATGAGCGGAACCAAGGTGCAGAGGGTAATGAACTGGGCTGGGCTCATTATAATCTTAATCGGCAGCAACTTGAGGCCAACATCTTCCAAACCCTCATTGACCAGCGCACTGGTGGCCTCTCCTCCGCTCCCGCCCTTGCCAGTGACATTGCCCAAAAGCTCACCAAGCCCGATCTCTTTGGCGGCTTGAACTACAAGACCCTCTCGCAAACCGCCGACGAACTCCAGCAGTTCCAGTTGAAGCGCGGCCAAATGACTCCCAAGGATTATGAATCTCTCTTGGGTCACCTCGCGTCCATTCGCAAGACCTACTTCTACAATGGTGAGATAATCAATGGTTACCAACAAGCTGCCGCCGATGCCGACGCGCAGATCGCAATGGTCACCAAGATGCTCCATCTCCCCGCTGGAGATGATGAGACCAAGAAAAAGATCATGAGTCTCTACAACGCCCCCGCCCCTGCCGCCCCTGAAACCGGACCCTAGTAATGTCCTACGTTACCGACGACAAGCTGCGAGAGAAGATCAAGGGCTACGGCCTAGACCCTGATAAGCCGGGGTTTGCCGACCGCCTCGCTTCCGCTGGTATCGACATTGGTCCCCAACCCGACTCTGGTGCTCTTGGAATGGGAGAGGCCGCTTTCCTTGGCCTACTCCACGGCGGTGGTGATCTCATTCGGGGTGCTGGGTCTCTTGCTGTCTCCCCTCTTACTCTCCTCTCCAAGAACCCCACTCTCAACTACTTCGGCCAAGCGGAGCGGAGTGCAGTCGAGAAGGCCCATCCCTATGCTGCTGGTATTGGGGGAATAGTCCCAACCATTGCCGCTCTCGCTACTGGCGGCGGGGCAGTTGAAGAGGGATTGAGTGCAATCCCCAAGGTTGGGGAACTACTCGCCGCTGGAGCCAAGGCTGACAAAGCCGCAACAGGCATCCTTGGTGGCTTCTCCGCAGCCGGTACTGCCAGTCGCGCCGTTACCACTGCGGCCTCCCTCGGCGCACTGGGCGCACTGCAACCGGGGAGTGCCGAGGATCGCCTTCGCGGTGCTTACGAGGGGCTGAAGAGTGGTGCCATCTTCGGTGCCCTCGGCGCTCCCGAGGGACTCAAAGGGGTTGGTAAGTTTGGTAGAGAGGTACTCGCTGGTACCGCAACTGGCGCGTTGGGTCAGCCCCCAGTCAAGACCCCTCTCCCCGACGTTATCAGTGGTGCCATTGGTGGTGCCGTCTTCGGAGCATTTGATCTGGCAAAGGAATCCTACGGCACCCCCGAGGCTGCTCCGAAGCCAACACCCCGTGAGCGCATCACCATGCCCCCTGCAACGGGGGCCACACCCCGGGAGCGCCCACCCCTTGATCCCGAAGTAGTCGCGGTGCGGAAGAAGGTGGAGAAGCAAGCCGTCAAGGATGCCACTGCCGCCGCCACCAACCCCATTGCCAATGCCCAAATTGCCCTTGATGCGTTGAGCAAGATCCCCAACCCCACCCCCGAACAGCAGAATCAGATTGCGGCTCTCCGGGGTGTGCTCACTACCAACGCCCCAGTTACTACTGCTGCGGCCCCGGTTGAGTCTGCTCCCACTCCAGCCACTACTCCTGTCCCCACTCCCACTCCCACTCCCACCCCAGTGACCCCCACTGCACCTGAGCCGACTGTAACTGCGCCCACTCCGACCACAACTACCCCCGAAGCCACTCCCACTTCGGCGGGGGCGGCTCCGGCGACTCTCACTGCCCCCACTGGCCCCACTCTCCCTGCCGATCTCCCCAAAGCCGCCCCTCGCTACAGCTACGGCACTCGGCGCTTCACTACCAAGTTCGAGAGTGACCTCGACCGTGCCGCTTATATCACCGCACAGCAGACGCCCTCCCGTCGTGACGCCGACTACCTGACCTTCGTAATGAAGCACACTGGGATGTCGGAGAAACAGGTCCGCGACTATGGTGTGAGTGTCCGAGCCAAGCTCAAGTCCATTGCCTCTGCCGCCCCACCCGAGCAGACCCACATTGATCTCCCTGAGCTAACCAAAGCGGACATCATTCCCGTTCCCAAGAAGACCACCAAGGGCACCACAGCCATCCCCCTTGCACCCCCCGCAGCCACTCCCGTTCCCGATGGTCGCCCCACCACCTTCACTCCCGGTGAAAAGTGGTCGAATGGGAAGGTCGAGTTCACCATTGCCCCGGATGGTTCCGTCGTTGGCTCAAAGGGTAAGAAGCTGGGGGAGGGTAATGTTAATGATGCGTGGAATGCGGGGTTCCGTCCCGTTCCCACTCCTACTCCTGATGTAACTCCAACCCCCACTTCCACTGCACCCGCTCCAGTTCCACCAGAGCCAATCAGCCCCGCAAAATCAGATCGCGGCCCCATCGAATACCAGCTAGATTGGATGAAGGACCAGTTCACGCAGGCAATGGGGAAGAAGAAGGGTGAAGCTGCGTATAAAATGCTCGTAGCTGGTGATACTGGGGGTATCCGCAGGAATTTCACCAAGAGTGAGCAGGAGTTCATACTCAAGACTATTAAAGCGAAGAATGATATTACCATTCCGCCCGCAGAGACGGCTCCAACGCCCACCGAACCCACCCCCGTTGCCCAAAATCGCCCCCCAAGGGGCGAGCCAGATTCATCTGAAAGAATAGCCTATATAAAATGGGAGAATAAACAAACAGTTCAGGAGTATGAGGCCAAACTTGCAGCTTTAAGCGGGCGAGATGAAAAGACAATTGATTGGAGTAAGGAGTGGGGGAATGATACCCGGGTCCGCTCCTTAGCGCAAGCCAAACAGGAGGTAGAATACTTTAAGACCCGAGCAGAGAACTATCTTAGAGACCATCCAGATTCTACTCCAACCCGAAGTGGCCCCCGTCCCCTCACAGACATCAACGCCGACCTCCAGCGCAACTGGGACACCCTCCGTAACCCCGATGCCAGTGACGAGGACTTCCAGTCCGCCACCACTGCAATCCAGCAACTTGATCGGGAACTCAACGACGCCTATCCCGCTGAGGCTGCTCAGCGACGCGAAGCTACGAGGAAGCAGGACACTACTCCCCCTACTGACGCAAGCGATACAACGGGCCACATCTACCGCCCCGACGATGAGTGGGCCAACTCCCGCCTCTCCCGTCTGCGCTCCCTTCTCCCCGGCCCTCTGCGCCGCCTCGTCGACCGCCCCATCCAGCGCATCATGGGCGGCAATCCCGAGATTGCCCTAGGAACCATCTCTACCGCCCACCCCGTTGAACTTCCCCGGGGAGAGGGGAAGATCACCCTCCGTGATGGCACCATAATCTACAACCGTAGCACTGGTGAGTGGTCACTGCGCCAACCCACTGGCTCCATCCCCCTCACCCGTGCCGACTACACCACCATCCACCGTGCCATCACCGATAACATTGGCGTAGCATGGGCCTCCAACATCCTCAACCGTGCTGGTTTCAAGCTGGGTGACAACCCTGCCCAGCACCCCATCATCACTCAATTCCTCGATCTCGTCCACGATAGCGACGAGTATAAGCTATGGGATCAACAGTTGAACGGCCCCACTGTCCCCCTCAGTCCCCCACACTTCACCTTCAAGCGTCGCGAATACATTGACCTCCTCCACGCTGCTCGCTTCGCTGAGGAGAATGGGGGAAGCGGCTTCGGTGGCGAAACTCCTGCTGAGGAAGCATCCCTCCGTCGCGCCTTCTCCACACTCAGTCGCATCTACCACTCCATTGAGCCCACCGAGGGCCAGCCCCCACCCTCTGACGACGAGATCATTGCCCGTGCTTACTACGGTGAGCCCCTCTCCTCCCATGTCAGCAAAGGTACCCATACCTATCGCCTCACCGCAGATATCCCCGAGGCCACTGCCCGCGAGTTGCTCAAATTCATCCGCAATAGTAGTGCCGCTGGGGAGAGCGTCGATGCCAGTGAAATGGGCACCACTGATGATGCCCTCGCTGCCGTCAGTGGTCTCAGTCAGAGCGACTTCGAACGCTACATTGAGAAGGTTGATGATGCTACTTACAATGTCAAGGCGGGCGATCCTCTTGAGAATGACATCCCCGTAGCCGAGGCTGCCCTTGAGCAACTCAAAGCCATTAAGGGAGAGCCAACCCAAGACGATTGGCGAATGCTGCTCCAATTGGCGCGGAAGTTCATCCCCACGTCCGAAGATGGTGGTGTCCCGCCCGAAACCAATGCCTCCACCCTTGCCCTTCGCACTTCCCCGCCTCCCATAGCCGATGCCCTTGAAGCTGCGAAGCGCCGTGCCCTCGCCATCCTCATTGGCTCCCGTCCCACCGAACGCGCCACCTTTGAGGACCCCCTCACGGGCCACCTCTCCCTCACGACCACCCTCATTGCCGATGGCATCCACCCCTACGTGGCTGGTGATGCCTCCCGCTTCGCCCTCCTGCGCGACAGTGGCCGCAAGCCCCTCGTCCCCACTTCCTATGCCCAGCGTCTCGCGGACCTCGACCGCATCAAGCGCCCCGCTGAGAAGAAGCCTCGCCCCACCGTCAACAAGACCGAGGAGACCACTAAGACCCCCAAGGCCCCTCGTGAACCCAAGCCCGATCTCACTACCATCAAGAAGCTCAACACTCTCAATGCCCAACTGAAGGGGAAGCTGGCCAAGTTCGAAGCTCACCTCGCCGCCGTCCGTGACCTCAACGAACGCGCCCCAAAGATGAGCCCGAAGGAGCGCAATCGTGCTCTCGCCAAGCTCGACGAGACCTCTACCGCGCTCAAGACTACCCAAGCTGAGATGGAGGCATTGAAGAGTCGGATCACCTCACTCAATTCCATCTCCGATCTCACCAACGCCCGCTATCGCAAGGCACTGGCGGATGAGAACACTGCTCGTGCTACTCTCCCTGATGAGGTTGAGAACGAGACCATCAAGGCTCGCCGTGATATCCCTCTCAAGACATTCGAGGAAGCCCTGAATCGTATTGGCAACGCCTCCAAGGGTCCCAATGCAATGACCGCTGAGCACCTCGCCTCCCTGCCAGCCGATCTCGCGGCCCGTCACACCGCCCTTCGCTTGACCGCCAAGAAGATGCTCACCGAGTCCAACACCCCCATGGGTGCCAAGCACTCCTTCTTCACTCTCCGCCGCTTCGCTCGCGCACTGGTTGGGAAACAGGATGCCGAACTCTACCCCTTCAGCACAGCCGCCGGGTCAGTTGAGCGTCCCGCCGATGTATTCCCAGCACTCGTCAATGCCTCCCTTGACACCGACCTCAAGGTTGAGCGTAAGCGGTCTATCCCCGAGACGCTGATCCGCAAGACGGGGGCGAAGTTGGGCAAGGGCCGGGATTACTACCGTCTCACCGACCTCACAACCGGCGAAACCCATGACTATCCCACTCCCGAGACCCTCGCGATGGGGATGGACTACCTGCGTGGTGAGCGTAACCTCGCTCCCGACCTCACCCCAACCGGACTCTTGTTCCAACTCCGTCTCGATGGCAATGGTCCGCGCTTCACCCCCAGTGGCGGTGGCAACTCTGACGATCTCACCAACCTCCCCACCACCCCTCTCGACCCCTCCAAGCCCACTGTCAATGACATGAACTACTGGGTGCGCCACTATGGTGCAATCCCCTCCAATGCAGTCAAGTACATTGGCCGCTCCTTCGAAGCCATCTTCGGCCACGATTTCGGCATCGTTGAGACCCACCGTGCCATTTCCGAGGCCATTGACCGTGCTAACCTTGCCACGAACGAGCGACTCACTAGCTTGGGCAAGGAGTTCAGCACGGGCGGGGTCTTCAAACGCTACCGTCGTGGCCTCCGCATGGATGCTGCTGCTCGCCAAGTCAACAACACAATGTGGGACATGATCAAGGGGGGAGCAACGTGGGAGGATCAACAGGAAGCCTTCGCGGAGTTGGCTGCTAAAGCCGCCGATGACCACGGCCTCACCGATTCCGAGTACAAGGCCCTCTTCGTAACTTGGAAGCGCCACTCCGATGAACTCTTCACTGAGGGCGGCATCGACAGGGTTGCGAAGAAGATCCCCTTCTTCTACTATCCTCAAAATCGCCAATACAGTCGTGGTCCCACAGCCTACGATCCCACCCCCACCAACCCCCTCACTCGTGATGCGGAGAATCCCTACTTCACCAAGCCCCGCACGAAGGGTCAAGCCACGGAGGACCCGTGGATCACTCACATCAAGAACGAATTCGCCATTGGCAACCACGGGGACTTCTTCCGTACCATCGAATCCTACATCCACGGGGTCTACAACTATAAATACACTGCCAAGGACATCAACCACCTCAGTGACATCATCAAGTTCACCTCCAAGGATGGCATTCCAATCATGCCTCAACAGGTGGGCGAGTTCCTGACCCAGCAGGTGCGGCGCTTCCTCAACCAGCCCAGCGATAATGAAGTGGCCGAGGTTCGTGGACGCTCCAACCGCTCCCTGTTTATTGCCCGTCACCTCAACAACATCGCGAAGTGGATGGACAAACTCGACTCCCACCTCGTCGATCGCACTGGCATCCCCGACATGATCACGGAGATTGCCAAGAAGATGGGGATTAATGCCATTCGGGGTGACTCGCTCTCCTTTGCAAAGGCTTGGATGCAGGCCAACCGCACTGCCGTCTTTGGTGCTAACGTAATGCGTGCTGTGCGCCACCTCACAGCCACCTCCATTCTCCAAATCTCCCCGCGCTTCCGTGCCGTCGATTCGGTCCCCGCGTGGTGGGATGTAATCAAGAACTTCAAGTCGCTCCAAGAACGCTACACCCACCAAGAAGCACTGATGCGCTCCGATACCGAAGTCCACAACGTCAACGTGGACCCATTCGCATGGGCTGGGATACGCCGCATCCAGAAGATCCTGACCGCCCCCTATCGCTTCAACGATACCCTCGACCGGCTCTTCGTGATCCGCACTGCTGAGAGAGCCGCTGAGCGTGGGATAACACGATTCAAGCGAGCAGGAGAGACCGACGCCGCATGGAGTGACTTGATTGAAACCACTGGCCTCGACACCCTTGCCACTTCCCCAACCGAGTTGGCCAGCCTCCGTGGCCTTGCCTCCCGGGACTCCCACGAGTTCTTTCGTCGCGTTGCCTCTCTTCACCAAGACAATGATGTATTCACCTATGCTCGCCACAATGCCGCCCCCTTCTATGACTCCACCACTGGACGCCTCCTTGGTCAGTATGGTAGCTGGCCAGTCAACATGCTCAACTCCCTCTACTCCCTTACCCGTGCCCCTCTCGATGTCCACGGAGCAACCCCTCGTGCTGCCCGTCGCTACCTTGAGATTGGAACCCGTTGGGCTATTGGTGCTGAGTTGGTCTACTCCGTGGGAGCGATGCTCAACATTGACACCAGTGATTGGATTCCCTTCATCCACAACCTCTTCTTCACTGGTGGCCCCGCCCTCACTCAATACGAGGATGCCAAGGAGTTGCTGACCGACTCGACCCAAGCGAAGATGGTGACGAAGGAGCCCGGACTCGCTGCCCTGCGCCTTGCCCGCAACATCATCCCCTTCCCACCGAACTCCGTGAAGGACTACTACGCACAGGTGGCGGGGAAGGAGACCATTGACTTCCTTCGGAGCAAGTTCGGCCACTCATCCCAATCGTGGAACTACGCCCTCGGCTTCCCTCGCCCTGTTGACAACGACTGGGACCACCTCACCGCTGCCCTCGGCTTCAAACCCTACATCTACCCCGGCCCAATTAAACAGCAAAATATCCTTGGGGCGGTGACGAGCTATCCGGGTCGAGTTGCGGCGGATGCTCTGTCCCACCTCTCGGGTAACACTCTTGCTCCGGGGTCTGCTCAACTCTCCCGGCAGTATCGACCGTTGGTGGGGGGTCCACGACGATAGTATGATCGGGACACACTAGCTTCTCCCCCAAGTAGTTCCACTGAGTCGGGGCGCTGACATGGATCACACCCCGGTGGTCACAATAATGGCAACTAATAGTAACTGTAATAGTGTGCTCAACCATTCTTCCTCCTTGTCCATGTTTCGTAAACGGGGCGAACCACTGAACATCTGGAGTAATCAGCGGCCCAAGCAACCCTTTAGTCTCCACTACCCCTCCCCCCACGGGTTCAGCTTCTCACCGACTGGTTTCAAGTACAGTGCCGCCTCCCTGATAGTAGTAACAATCTCCTGCCGCTGCCCTTCACTAATCCCCACTTGCCCCAATAGCCCCCGATGTGCTGCCATTAGCACTCTCGCGGCTCGCTCCAACCTCACTGCAATATCCCCACCACCGTGGCTCATGGCTTCTCCAGTGTCATTATCCTGCGAGTGCAAACAGGGCAGAATATCTTAGTCACCAATGCGACCCTATAGAGCGAACTCCACCCAATTGGCAATCCCGACATCCACGCTGTCGATGCACTATTAGTTAGATCCTTAATAGCCTCAACCCCGCACTTATCACATCCATACTTGTCAATTAGAGTGTGGCTCACCGCTGCACCTCATACCACTTCACCACCTTACCTCCAGCAATTGTCGCAGTCACTTTCAGTGTCCTTTCCTCAATGAGTTGCGTCAGTATCCGCTCCAAGTCATCCGCCACCACGAAATCCCCAGCCTTCTTCGTCAATTGCCACCTCTGAATCCGTCCCCCACTCTTCTCAATAATTTTTAGTACTCTCGCTCTTCTCTGTCCCACTTGATCCATCCCTGCCCCAACGTAAATCGAATCCATCCGCTCCTCAACCATCCTGAGTAGTGCCAGTGCAGTCTCCAGTGTCCCCTCACTACACTCCATCCCCAACCCAGCACTAGCCGTCAACCCCATCACCATCTTAATGACATGCACCGGCTTCCTAGCGTAGTAGATTGCTTTCTTGTCATCCGCCGAGCGCATTGACCTGTCATTGTCATTGTAGAAATCCTCCCACACCTTCTCCGCCTCAGTGCTCCACGTTAATTGCCCCGCCGACTGATCCACAGCATCCCGCAAGTCCCGCCCCAACTTCATCTGCATGTTAACCACTGCCTCAGCCGTGGCCAACTTATATGGGAACGGATGTAGCCTCTGCCGCGCATCCTCCACCACCAGCACCACTCTACTGAACAACCCGCCCCCAACCGCAGTCTTAGGCATTGCATCCGTAATCCACGATGGCGCACACGAGAGAATGCAACTGAACACTGGGTTGGGTATATTAATCCGCTCCCCCTTCAGCTTCCGATCAACGGGAGTCATGTCAATAAGCTCACACAGCAGCCTCGGCATATCCTTCATGTACTCAACCTTACTCAACAGTGCCGCAGCCTCCTCCGCGAGCAGTAGTGTATGTGGCTCCCCCTCCATGTGATTCACCAGTCCCTCCGGTGTCACCGCCCCATTCAGTGTACTCAGCCCTGCCTGTGCCGCAATTGCCTTCACTCCCCGAATCACATCGCCCCGTCGCGCCTGCCCCGCTGGGCTGATGATGAAAATGGAGAGGGGTGCGTAGATGAATTCCGTTCCAACTAGATATCGCATTTGCTTACCTAGTGCATTGGTTAAGAGGGCAATCCCCGCGAAGAGGTGGAACGAGTCCGGCGCTTCGGATAGTTGGTGAAAGCTGAGATAGTCCCGCAGCCACCCCGGGGGCACCAGTTCAAATAGCGTAGTCCTCGGTAGTGCCTGCTCAATCTCAATCGCACTAGCGAGCGCCAGAATCGCCGCCACCTCCCCCGTATCGCCCTTGCCCTCCAGATCCTTAACCAACGAGCGGGCCATCTCCGGGGTGAGTTGCTTCGTCTTGAGATCACTTAGTATCTGTGCGGCTATGGACACTATTCTGCTCCTTCATTAGTCGAAGTGCCTCACTCAACTTCCTCAATCCGTGAACCAGATGATACCCACTCTCCTTAATAGTACCACTGGTAGTAATAGCATCAAAGTCCATTGCCGCTTTCTCCAGCAACTCCTCAGTGCTTAGCCTCGGCCCAACTTCTCCCACTTCCCTCCTCCGCATAGCATCCCCATCCTCCAACTTCTTCATATCCACGTTCCATTACCTCCTTCAGCTTGGGCAACTCCTCCGGCCCCCTTAAGCTAACCACCAACTCGTCATGCACCGTGACCCTCAACTTCAACCCAGCCTCAGCCGCTCTCGCCAGAGCAATCTTCATCATGCTACCACCACAAGACTGATGCGGCCCCGCCACTACCTCTGTGGGTTTGTAGAGTCCATCCCTTTGCACCCGGTGGTGCATCCTCCACCCGAATGGTGTCTGCACATACCCATTCTTCCTTACGAAGTCCAACAGCCCCGCCTGATACTGGCTGATCGCAGGAATCCGCGCCCTGATCCGCTGGAGAAACCCCATCGCCGTCTCCATATCCACCTTCGCCGTCGCGGCAATCTTATCCGCCCCGGCCCAGTTGATCATTGCGAAATTGACGTTCTTCGCGACGGGATTGCGGGCCACCCCGAGTTCACTGGAAGTGAAGGTGTGGATGTCGAAGGCACGATCCTTGAAACTGTCAATGAGCCACCCTTCTCCAGCCAAGATCGCGACAAGTCTGTACTCCAACTGCGACCAGTCCGCACATCCGACCATCCAATCACCAGCGTCAGCGAGAAAGAGTCCCCGGAGCCGGTGACACTGACACGCCACAATTCCCTTGGGACACTCATTAGCTTTCCCTGTCCGAGGGATATTTTGAAAGTTGAATCCATCCTCACCTCCACCACTGAGCCGCCCCGTGAACGTGCCGCTCAAGTTGTACTGTGGATATAAGCGTCCGTTGCGGAACAACTCCGGGCTCAAGTACTTATCCATGATCCCCTTGAGGTGACGCCACTCCGCGAGCAGCCGCAACTCCTGCCGCTTGGGATACTTCCGCAACAGCTTCTCCAGTGCCCCATCATCCAACGTCCTCCGCTTCTCAGCCCCACGTCCATTGTACTGCTGCTCAAGTCCCTCATGATTGTAGAACCAATCCATGAGCGCAACCGATTGCCCCGGTCTCACCGTGGGCACCTTCACTGTCCACTGATCCTCAACCTCCTGCCATCCCTTCCACATCAACCCATACAACTCAGCCCGAAGCTCCTCATCCACCCTGACCCCATCCTCCTGCATCCTGAGTAGCACCGGCACAGCGGGCATAATCCCCTGCTCAAACGCCTCAAGTCGTCGCTCACGCTCAAACTTGGGCCTGAGTTCATCATATATCGCACGGGTCCACGTACAATCGAGCGCACAGTAACGGTGTGGATTGCGCTCCAATCCACTCCGAAACTGCTCCTTCCAATTGTAATAGTAATACCCGCCCAGTCGAGAGGCAACCATATCTAGGGCTTTCGCGGGCTGCGTCCCTTTCGTCCTCCGCCAATCGCTGTCGTCGGTAGCGGTCTTTCCACCTGACAGATCGGCCCGGTCAAAGTGGGCGGCGTGCATGGTGTCCCATAGACTTGCAGTAGTTCGAATGCCGTTGTCCTCAAGAACCGCAACGTCATACCCGATGTTGTGACCAATAAGTCTATTGGTGGGTAGAGAGAGCCAACGGCGGAGAACTGAGAGAACTTCTGGAGTAGGCTGAAAGGTGAATCCGCGTTGAACATCTGGAGCCACACCGACAATTGTGAGTTCGCCTCTACGACCGTTCGTTTCGACATCCAGCACCACCTCCTTTACCCTACTCAATACATTCCCCAGCACTTCCGCTGACTGCTGGAGTGCCAACACCGACCCCACCTCAACCAACTCACTCCCCGTGGCAACCTTCACTGCCTTCCTGAAGTCCCGCACCACGAGTGGATACGTAACGAACCCCGTCCGTGGCAGCGAAGCGGGGTGCAGTGTCAGTACAACCGGAAGCCCCTCCGGCTGCACCACTTCCTTCATCACCTTATGCGGCTTCAGTTGACCTCTTCGTGGCCCTGACTTGAACGTATCCGGCCCAAGCACTCTGCCTTCTCCAAGCTGGACAAGGCGCGACCGGGCAATAATACTTCCACGCCATGTCGTGATCGGTCGATCACCAATGAGCCGTCTGGTAGCTGTACCGCCGAGAGCAAGTAAGGCTCGGGGGTTAGCATCTGCAATTGCTTGTTCAAGGACTGGAGCGCAGCACTCAATCTCCTCTGTTGTCGGTGTCGTATTACCCTTAGCGTAACAAGCAACAGTGTTGGCAATACTAACAAACCGCCGATGAGTCCCAGCTTTAGCCAATAATCCATCGTTTATTCTCCCAGCATCTCCAATGAACACTCTCCCACCATTAACCTCAGTCTCCCCCGGTCTCTCCCCAACCTCCATCAGTGGTGCCCCAATCACGATATCAGGGGGGACGAACTTGTTCTTCAGCGACGGGCACTGCTGGCACAATGGCCACTGCTTCTTGTCAAAATTCCGCCAATCAATCACCCTTTCCCCCCTCGTTAAATATCACACACGCACTTCCAATCGTGCATTGGCACCCTTCTCTCAACCGTCGCCAACCGCTCCTCGACCCTATCTCTCATCACTCCCGTATTCAACTCAAGCACATCGCAGCACCACTGGAATGAGGAGAGGGGTTCATTGAAGAACCTCAGTGCGCTTCCGAAGTCCCGCTCACAGATGGGCCGCTCAATCCCCTTGAGTGCGCTATGGATAATGGCATTAGCCAACCTCCGCATACCTCTTATATCAAACTGCTCCTCTTTCATTCCCCACCCTGCTTAGCTTTCCGGCGCTGTCGCCACCCTATTGTCAACTTATTATGCTTCCTCGCGTGCTCCTCACAGTATTGCTTACTCGTGGGGGAATGAGGGCGCGAACAAGTCCTGCACAATCCCTGTTCCAGATGCCGCAACTGATACCTATACTGTCTTGAATGTTCACCCATCATCATCCTCACACTGGCTACGGGTCAGGGATTCGAACCCCAATAACGTGGTCCAAAGCCACGGGTCCTGCCATTAGACGAACCCGTAATAATGTACCCCGTGACTACCCCCCACACCCGTCACTCCCACCCACCCTAATAGCCGCCGCGACGAGCGCCACGCGGAAAGGCACGTAGCCCTACTAGGGGGAGTGGTAAGCACAGAGGTCACAGTGGCCACCGGAGCGCGATAGAGTAGTCCAAGGTCGATGCCTCCGGGGTACTACTCCATTCTATCATTGCTAACGAAGGGAGTCAACTTCTCAATCGCCCACCTGAGAGCAAGCATCTCACTCTTGTCCCAATCCGTATCCTCACGAAGTGTTCCAAGCGCCCTTCTCTCAGCCACCCTCCGTGCTAGATGATCCAATCTCCGCTCCAGTACCTTGATCCTACTCACTTCACTCATTGTTATCCCCATCGAAGTCGAAGAACTCACAGAGTCCATTCTCAACATACCTTGTTATCTCCTCCACCATCTGCTCTTCACTTGGACTATCATTGTGCTTATACGCCCTATAATAGCCTCCCCTGACCCACCCCTCCACAGCATCCATCAGCATTGGATAAACCCTTACCCTGACTACCGTCGTCGTTTTTACTTTCATCCCTTCCTCCATCAAAACTGAGCTATGTCCCGATAAGTGCGAGCGGCAGGATTGGCTACCTACCGACAGTCTGGCCGAAGCTTCTGTCGCGGCTCGCTGGCCGCGCTCGCGTGATGTCATGCTTTGATCCCCGCGAAGTCGAGGATGGCTCGGGCGATCAGTTTGCTCCTCCGGCATTCGGAGTGAAGGCACGTGCCTTTGCAAGTATCAGTCCGCGCAATCTCCGCAGCCTTCCGGGCCATCGCGAGGGCTCCATATTTGACAGAATCCCAATCGCAGTCCACATCGGAGAGCGTTGGATCGCGGTATGCCTCATCGACCATCTCCTCGAACGTCTCTTCCTTCACCACTTCACCCCGCTATCTCGGAGGGCGGCGAGGCAACGCAACAGTGGGGCCTCGCGATCTATAGCCAAGTCCCCACACAGCGAATCCGCCGCCCGCAGAGCCTCGACGACGAGCGGGGGGAGTTGCGGCGTAATGACCTGTTCATCAGAATATTTCACACCCAACCCATGCCCCACTTCACGGTTGAACATCGGGCCGGGTTGCGAGAATACCTCGTCAATCGTCATGCCTGAATCAATGTGGCCGTCTCGAATCTGCTCACCGAACACGCGGTCAGCGTCGGCTAGCTTGGCCTCAAGCTCGCCAAGCCGGATTAGTTTATCCTGCAATACCTTTACCGCATCATAGGAGCCGTGAACAAACAGTTTCCCGTCACCGTTGCCGACTCCGATTGTTGCTTGATGCTCGGTCTCAAGCTCCCGCGCTCGCAACTCTGCCCTGAGTCGTGCGAGGTTGTCCGCCTCACAGTCATTGTTCAGTCGCAGGACGTCGGCCTCCGCCGCGACTCGGGCCGCGTGTTCAACGTCAATCTGTCCCTGCAACTGATCAACGATGTTCTGATGCGAGTCACAGCACTTCGCGGCGGCCAATTCTTGGCGTAGGAATAGCACCTCCTCTTGAGCCCTTATCTCCCCAAGAGTCGGCCTATTAGGTTGATCCATCTTCTTGAAGGCTGCTTCGTATGCTATCTCTGCCGCGACTCGGGCCGCGTGTTCGATCTCGTAGCGGCAGTCGCAGTCGCAGCAGAACGTCCAACACCACACACCAGAGGCAACAGGGCCATCGTGCAAATCGCATTCATACCCGCACTTCGGACACT